AGGAACCGATCACCGACCCCAAGTCTACTGAAAAGATTGCCCCGCTTGACGACAGCGAAGATGTCAAGACGGAAAAGACGCCTGCGACAGAGCTACGTGACCTTATGCAAGTTGCCGCGCCTCCCAAAGAGGAAGAGGTAACTCAAATCGAGTTGCCTGTCTCCCTGGATCTGCGGCAGAACGTTCCCGAAACCCAAGATGGTACAGCCTTTGAAGTCCGACTGTACGGCGAAGGCTGCCTTGACTGCGCTGCGCTGGTGTCGTCTGCTACTGAAGTTCAAACCTCGTGCCACTTCAGCACCGGGAATGTCTTCTGCCCAGCAGCCTCGCTCCGCGTGGTCTTCGTGGGTGAGCGCATGCGACTGCTCAGCCGGCTGAAGAAAGCCAAAGCAAATGGTGATACCAACCGCTTCATCAGCCTGATGTCGTCACTGGAAAGCCAAGAGCTGGAAACCAAAAACTTTATTCTGCGTGAACTCGGCTTGCTGCCCGCGTGAATGATTCAATTGGGGTTGGTTGGTATGAGCGACCAATCCCATTTTCCTTTACTCTTTTAACTCAGGTGACCTGTGTCAACCAATCCTTCTGCTGTCAGTGTGGACCTAGTGAAATTTCGTGGCGAATACTTTTGCCTCGACGAAGCGTCGTACCATATCTTGCGTGACCATCAGGTCACGGTCTTTCGAATCAAGGCCCAGACTCTGGACTTGTTGAGATCGACGCTGCTGAAAAAGGTAAAGATTAACGTACACCCGTGGTCTAACGTCTGGCCCCAGATGCGTGACCGCTTTCTTTCTAAACTTCCGAAAGAAGGCATCGAAACGAACTGCGACGGCAATTCGATTCTAATCGGCATCTCTAAGATGCTGGATCCTGAAGAAATTCAGGGCGCTGATCGCTACATACAGATGCGTATCAGCCAGATGCAAGAACTGATTGGTCGCTACGGTATTCGTACCGTGATCAAGACCAAGGAAAACACCGGCTACAAGATGTTCAAGCTGTTGTTCGTCCCTGACGAAAGCATCATGCCTTCGTTCTACTTCGGGTTGAGCCCGAAGTCCCCTGTAACCAAATACTTTTATCTATCCCCAACCTGTCGTGTGGAATTCACTCGTAAGCAATCTGCGTCAGGAGACAACCTGATCCACCTAGCTTTCGAGGATAAACTCGGTGACAACTGGTCACAGACTGTTGTGCGTTCGTTCCCCATCAAAAACCTGAAGCCCTCCTCCATCGAAGAGATGCTTTCCTTCTTCATCCTTCTGCATCAAGGTACTTGACATGGCCTTCGATGGGAAAACCCCGATCGTTGTAAAGAATCCTGAAAGGGATTGGGTCAATACCCAACTTCAAGACCTTGATCAGTCCCTGAACGCAACTTACGAGTCTATCGGGTGGAATGGTCATGCCTTCTGCATTGTAGAAGCCAAAGCTGCACGGCTTGTTGAACACGCCACTCAATATGTCTCTGTTCAGCTGGCCAACGGTGACAAGGTGGACTGCTCTCTAAACGCCATGTTGCCTTTGACTGGCCTCAGCCCCCTGGATTCTCGGGCAGTAATCAAGGACAGCAGCGGTCTGTTGTACTGCCGTGCTCGTGACCTCAAGGCTGGTGACAAGATCTTTGCCCCCGAAGATGGTGGGGTGAAGCACGCTCACAAGAACCTCCTGGGTAGAACGAAGCCTGGAAGCATCAGCGTTATGAAAGCCAAGCAACGAGCGATCGAGCCACGCGCCTTCTACTCAGTGTGCGTCGAAGGCTATGGCAATCTTCTTCATAGTTCAGGTATCTTAATCGGTACTCTGTAAGGGTGCTCATGACAGAAAAGAAAAAATACGACGAGAGTTCGATCGAGCGATATGCTGGGCTTTTGGGTATTCGAAAAAGGCCGACCCCCTACATAGGCCCGAACGACAGCGATGGCCTGCTTACCATCCTTCGTGAACCCGCAGACAACGCAGTGGATAGAGCTCTCGCCGGTGACAACGACTACGTTCATGTTGTCTACGGTGATAAGCCTAACCAATACTGGATTCTGGACAAGGGTCCAGGGTTCCCCGTTGGTGTAAAGACCTTTATGACCGAGAAGGGGGACAAGGAAAAGTTGTCAACCTTCTACGTAACCACCGGTCTCACCCATGCTGGGGCAAACTTTTCCGGGGATACCATCAGTCGTGGTGTTCACGGCATCGGCATCAAGGCTACCAATGCGATGTCGAAGTCGTTTATCGTGTGGACGTTCCGAGACAAGCAGTGGTGGTGCATCGAGTACAAAGACGCTCGATTACACAAGGAGCCTTACAAGGTAAAATCCCCACCGAAGCTACCTCATGGGATCAAGCACACCAAAGGCTCCATCATCTATGTGGAGCCTGACCTATCGCTGTTCCAGAAAGAATCCAAGATCAACCTGCCTGATCTGCAGTCTTGGTGCAGTCTTACGTCGTACCTTGTTCCTGGTATCGTTGTCGAGTTCACCAACGCTAAAGGCAAGACCTTTACGTTAAAGCACGAGCGAGGTCTGCTGGACTACCTGGATAGACGCATCCAGGAGATGGATGTCAAAGCTGACGAACCCGTCTTTCAACACAACTCAAAGCTGTCTTCTATCATTGTAGCCTTTACAGATGCAGATGGCTGTAACATCTCGTCGTATACCAACGGGCTTTTCAATAAGGACGGGGGTGAACACTTCAAGGCTCTTCTGGATTCGATGTTCAAGTCGCTGCAGAAGTACATGAAGCCGGTCAAGTCCAAAGGCAAGAAGAAAGCCAAACAGGAGTGGCCCTTTACGAAGACTGATGTGGCTGATGGCCTTCTCGGCCTCGTCAACTGCAAGCTGGCCGCTCCGAAGTTTTCTAACCAACCTAAGGATCGGCTTGTTGACGAGCGAGTGCATGGACCAATGGTTGAAGAGCTCGTTCCCGCTTGGGAAAAGTTTTGGAAGGCGAACAAAGACTTCGCGCTCAAGATCATTGAGCGAGCAACTCTGCTCAACGATCGGACTACTGACTTCCGCAAGGACAAGACTCTTATCAAGAACGTCAAGTCTTCAGCGAGACGCGTTGCTACCAAGTTAGCTGCAATCACCAGCAGCAAGACTCCAGTGGAAAAACGCGAACTGTTGATTGTAGAAGGTGACTCCGCAGGTGGCGGTCTCAAGCGTGCGCGAGACAAGACCTTCCAAGCTGTCTATCCGTTGCGAGGCAAGCCTATGAACGTGTTGACAGCCAAGAAAGAAAAGATCAACGACAACGCTGAAATCACTGGCCTTCTTTCAGCGTTAGGTGTAAATGGTAAGGACGCGAAGCCAACACTCTACGGCAAGGTCATTTTGTTTGCCGACTCGGATGTCGACGGCGCTCATATTAACGTCCTGATGTCAGGCGCGTTCTATAAGTTCTTGCCTCACCTAATTCAGAACGGAAACCTCTACGTCGTCAAGGCTCCTCGCTACAAAGCAAGGCATCGCGATAAAGTAATCTTTGCTCAAACCAAAGAAGAGGTCTACAAGAAGGCTGGGACAGAGAACGTTGACATCAGTCACCTGAAAGGTTGGGGTGAAGTCAACGAAGAAGACCTGTGGCACGTTGCCCTTGACCCTGCTACTCGTAAGCTCTACAAACTTGTTGCAGCTGACAAGAAAGACTCGAAAGAGTTTGAACTATTGATTGGCGAAAATACTTCTTACCGTAAGAAGCTGTTTGGAGTGTCATGACAAAAGATTCCAAATCCACGGGGTGGGTTAAAGAGGTAGGCCTCCTACCTTTTGCAAAGAAGAATTACTTTGAGTACGCGATGGCTACTATCGAGGATAGAGCCTTTCCAGACTACGCAGATGGTATGGCTCCGGTGCATCGTAGACTGCTGTGGGCTGCCCATGGTCTAGGTCTACGCCACAACGGCAAGCCTGTGAAGTCAGCCCGTGTAGTCGGTGAGACCCTCGGTAGATTCCATCCGCACGGAGATTGCCTGGATGGAGATACTGAGGTCTATCTGCTGTCTGGTAATTTCGTAAAGATTTCTTCGCTAGTTGGTAGAGGGCCACGAAAGATCTTAGCGTATGACAAGTCCACTAACGCTTACGTTCACGCGTTTGCTCACTCGTGGAGAGTTGGGCAGCAAGCTAGCGAAACGTATAAAATCCATCTATCGGATGGTAGTAAAGTGGAGGCTACTTCCAATCATCAATTTCTCACTGCAGAAAATGGTTGGTTAAAGACAGAAAGTCTACAGGTGGGTACTCATCTTATTGGATGTGGACTTAAGCCAGAGTTCGGGGGACTAACCAGAATCCCAGCCCCTGTAGTATCTGTGACGAAGATCGAAATAAATAGGCAGACGTCAGCCAAGCCGATGTACGACTTCACGGTAGATGGCTACGAAAACATGCTTATCTCTACGGGACTCCGTAGCGACGGGCAACGGACCCTGATCGTAGCTCACAACTCCAGTTGCTACGAAGCAATGGTGAAGATGACCAACACGCGGAGCTACACTCCGATGTTCAAGGGTGAAGGTAATTGGGGAACGCTCTCCGAAAAGGGTGCCGCAGCAATGCGGTACACCGAGGTTCGTCTTAGCAAGTTTGCTGACGAGATTGTGTTCAACAAGTTCTACACTCCGGTCATCGAGTTCGTACCAAACTATGATGGTTCCACCAAAGAGCCACTGGTTCTACCTGCACTGCTGCCTCTTGCTTTGCTGACAGGTCGCTTTGGTATGGCTCCGGGTATCACTACTAACGTACCTATCTTCACGCGCAAATCTTTGATCGAAGCCCTAAAGATTGCTTTCGTTTCTCCAGCGGAACCGAAAGCTTTGGAAAAGCTTTTGAAGATTCGCTCAACTTATGGTGGGATGGAAGCTCCGCCTGTAACGAAGGATGAAAAGGAAGCCCGCAAGGCTCTTTTCAGTACGCCTCAGGGTAGGGTAGTGATCAAGTCAGGTATGTCTGTCAACCAAGACAAGGCCACTGTCGTTGTTGAAACCTTTGCTCGCGATACCGAAATCCCCAAGCTGTTGGAGGCCCTTCTATCCATCAAGGGAGTGAAGTCTGCCCGTGACGATTCTGGTAAGGAAGACAAGTACGGCAAGATTTTTATCCAATTGGAGAAAAGCGTTTCCTTTGCCAAGCAAGACGCAGTAGTCAAGGCAATCAGTAAGGTGCTCACAGCGTCAGAGTCCTACGTGTTGACGTTCACTGAGCGATATGTCGACAAGGATGGTCTTGGTGCAGCGAAAGCCTTTGCAGCCTCTGTGACCGACATGATCAACCGCTGGGTAGTGTGGCGAGTTGCTCTTGAGCGTAAAGCCTGTGAGTACTGGATCAAAGAGGACAACCGGGAGATTCGTAGGCTGGATCTGCTTATCCAAGCGGTCAATCTGATCGACTTCATTGTCACTCTGTTGAAGAACGCCAAGCTGTCCACGGACGAAGTCTATCAGGCGTATGCAAAGAAGTGTAAATGTACTCCGGAGGAAGCCAAGTACGTTCTTTCGCGTCCCATCATCAGTCTGCGTAAGCTGGATCAGAAAGAGTTGGAAGCTAAGAAGAAGGAGGTCGAAGCAAACAAGGCTACGCTTGAGAAGCGCAAGAAGTCACCAACTTCTTTCTTGCTATCTCAGCTAGACGGCTTCGCAAAGCTATGAACAGAATCGAACCCAAGTGTCCTCCGCTCACGTGGCATCGTGTGACACACGCGAATCGCCTGTTCAAAGGTGAGCTTGTTCTTATGCACTTGCCTCATTTTGGAAAATGGAAGCGCGTGATCTTTCTTAGCGACCGCACTGACGTAGTCGACATGGTGGAGATCACGCTGACGCCTGCTCTGATCGAGCCTCGCAGCATCCAAGCCATAAAGGATTTGTTGCTGTATCGGTTCATCATCAAGCACCCAGACAGGTTGACAAAGCAACAAGTGCATCACATCTATCGGGGTGTTAATCCAGCGTCGCCGGTCTACCAGACAGTCGTTGACGAGATGTCAAAGTGTTTGAACAAAGAAGTGATTGATACGCTTCTTGGCCGGGATTTCCTTCATGAGATGAACTGGCGTATGTTCAGTACTCTCAATCGAAAGGGTCCTGTAAAGTTTAGCGACATCATGGTGCCTTCCGCCGCTGCACTACAATTTTAGAAGGCTCCGAGGGTAGAGGACAGAACCTCTTCCTGCCCTGTTCCGTTAGTGGTAAACGAGCGGTTTTGTAAGCCGCCCCCGACTGTTCGATTCAGTCACAGGGCACCAGAAATACTCCTTGCATTTTTGTGGGATCTGTGGTACAATAAACTACCGCAAAGTAAAACCTAACCCTGAAGTAAACATGGCACAGTTTGCACTTTACACCTACCTCGGAGAGGGTTGGAAACCGCGGTAGAAAACGGAAACGTGGCAGAGTGGTTTAATGCCTCGGTCTTGAAAACCGATAACGAGGTAACTCGTTCGTGAGTTCGAATCTCACCGTTTCCGCCAACCTCTAGTTGATTTATCATAGTGCTAGTTGATGCACGAGCGAAAATCGCAACGAGTCAGTCCTACTTCCCGGTCAGGAGTTATGTCACGTGTCCAAGACGTGGCTGTACTAAGAAGTAAAATCTCGGTGCGTACCTATCTACCTGGGTAGTATGGCAGCCTAGAGCTGGACCCTCTAGGAAACATGGTAGAGTGCATCAACTAGCATTGTGACCCCCTTAGCTATGGAGTCGAGGTAAAAGTGAACAAGATGACTCGTGAGCAAGTTGAAGCTGAAGTGAAAGCTGTAAATAGTTTCGTTCGCAAGAAGTACACTCCAGGGTGCGACGAGTGCAACGGGACACGAAAGAGGTACGCTCCGGTCTACGGAGATCCAGTCCTCGACTACACCGCAGTAGGTCCTTGTCTAGCGTGCTGCTCTGGCAGTGGTCGCCCGAAACCTTCTGTAGAAGGATTCTATCCCTTCTGTAGAAGGCTTCTACCTTGACGACTTCTAAGTCCCCTCTTGTCGCCATGTCTATGGTGAGGGCCTCCGATTACATCCCTGAGATTGTGAAGACCCCGCAATCTCAACACAGGTTTATCGTCGAACAGACGAGAAACAGTAAAGTCATTCAGTCCCCGCCTCAGCCACAAGCCTCGTGGGTTGAATTTCGAGTATCCATCGATACCAACAACCGACTCTGGCTCTACGCAGTAGATACTCAGCTCAATGAGCTAGACTATTTAATGCACCTAAACCCTCTGAGGTTTACTTTCGACTCGGCGGTAGACTCGCAAATCGTTTCGCAGTTTAACGCCTTTTCGATATATCAGGGGTCAGTCTGGCGTAGCGCGAGGGCGCTAGAAACTCTAGGTCAGACTTTCGTAGCAGATGTGTTCTGGAAACTTTCCCAGAGAAAGAACTGGTTCTCTGACTCCGTCCAGAGCCAAGCTGGAAAAGCTTTCTGGGAGCGTAGGCTTCACGAAGCCAAGATTCGTGGGTACAGCGCCTATGCTTGTCACTTCTCTGAGACTGGGTCCAAAGTGAAAGTGACCGAGGTAGTTCCCCTAGCAAAGGATACTTCGCTCCAGAAGTACTGGACTTACGAAGTTAACAAAGACGATTCAGGACTGAATTGGCGATTCGCTATCGCCCATAAGCGGAAGTCTTAGTCGTCTTCTGGGACCATAGCTCAGTTGGTTAGAGCAGTCGACTCATAATCGATCGGTCACAGGTTCGAGCCCTGTTGGTCCCACCATTTTCACCACCAAGTTAAAGGAACTTGATATGAGCGTAGTGTTCGTTTCAGACATCGTCAATCCCAAGACAGGCTTGACCGGTCGGCAAGAAAATCTGCAGGTGAAGCACAGCATACCCATTGGTGCTCTGGTGGAGATCCTAGAGTACGACATCCATCGGGAAGTTTACTACGAAGACAACGGGCTCCGCCTCTATGTGTGCAAACACACGCGTGACTGCGATGGTACGCCTTTGTACGATCTCACTTTCTCTACGCTGAAAGAATTCACCAACGCCGTCGAGATCGGAAGACGGTCTGTAGTAGAATGTGACGGCATGCATTATCGAGGCGATGTCTTTATACATGGTCATGTGCTGACTGCCCTCAGCGAAGGCAGCTTGAAGGTTATCCAGGAACGTTCGAAGCATTTCTTTGGAGAGTGACATGCGCCTAGCCAACCTAGTGTCCGAGTATGGAGTCAAGAATCTACGGTTCTTCATACCGATGCAGCGCCTGGAGTTCGTGGGCATCATTCCAGGCATTGCCTTTACTTCATCGTCTCAGCCTGAAGAGATTGTTGAATGCGAAATCGTCGAGCATCGTTACCAAGTGAAAGATAACTACAAAGTTCAGTTCCAGGCTTTGGACACGATGTTTGGGTCGCAATCCTTTTACATCATGGACTTTGAACAAATAGTCCGACAGGCTAAAACAGAGGTTAGGGTTTATGCCTTGACTTCCGATGGCTATCGGAGAATTCCGAACTCCGTGTTCGATTACTCTCGGACGCCAGCGTAACCTGATCAAAGGAGAACACCTTGCGTGATGGAGGTCGTGAGGCTTTAGGCTAAATACCTAGGAGCATCACATGAGCAAGTCAAAGTTTCGTCCCAAGCACCGTCGTGGTGCACCCTCTTGGTTTACCAATCTGTTTGAGATTCGCCCGTTGCGGCGAGAGTTCAATATGTTTATCCGTTCTCTGGTTCGCGGTAATCAATCTGAACTCGATAGGTTGGAACCTCGTGAGCGGGCAAAGCCGGATTACTGGGACTAATAGAGTTCAGTCGGAGTGTAGACCGTAGTCAGGTAGCGGGCTGCGTTTGGGACGCAGTGCGAAAGCCCCGTAGGTTCGAATCCTATCACTCCGACCACTTACTAACAATGAATTCACACTGCATGATTCATGAATGAAAAACCCCAAAGAGCAACCTATCACTAGGTTGGCGGCGGCTATCGTGAACGACTATAATCAAGTTCTACCTTACTCTACGCGGAGTAGTAAGGAACAAGTAGAAGAGTGGGCCGCGAACTTCTATGGCGCAAAAGAATGGTCAAAGTTGAAGTCGTCTGGATGTCGAGTAGCTTCAGTTGAGATCCGTGTCTTAGAATAATCGTCGCGAGTCTAGACGTAGTCGTTAACAATAGGGCGGTTGGTGAAATTGGTAGACACATCTGATTTAAGCTCAGACGCCGAAAGGTGTGAGAGTTCGAGTCTCTCACCGCCCACCATGTTCGATTTCCGCCGCTCGCACCATCAAATCTAATGGGGATTTCAAAAATGAATTTCGACAACGTAGCGATCCGTCTCGGGTCAATGCCTATGAAGGGTGTCTGTCTGACCTTTCACTCTACAGAGGAGTCGTTGACTAACTTCAACGAGAAGGTCATAGCGTTCTGCAATAGCCAAACGCAATGGTCGAACTCGGAGTTCAGCAACGAGTTTCGTAGGTCTCATTTGTTCTTCCAGTCGGTGGACCCTACCTACTTAATGATAGAGTTCTGGACCGCTGATCGACCGCTGATCGATCGTGTGGTGCAGATCCTGCAAGAAAAGTTTAAGTTCCCTGATCCAGTTCGTACATAACACTGTGACTGACGTAGTAGTTTCCCTTCGCTTTCAAGGCGGTCCATACGATGGACAACTCCGCAAAAAGCAAATCTCAGTTGGTTCTCTTCGCAGAATGACCCAGAAGACAAACTCTGTTCCGTTCATCATTGCAGTACGTGGTGAAGGTCTAAATCGTGGCACTTATCGAAGCCTGAATCACAAAGAGTATATGTCGGGGACAACACTGTTAATGAATTGGGGTGAGTTCACAAACACTGGTCTGCCAAAGAATCCTTCTAAAGACTAAGGATTAGTTCATGTCGAATGAAATAGAGGCCACTAAGATAATTCCTAATTTAGGCGATAGCCTTATTCTGTACGTCCTCTCTCTAATCTATAAGAAAGGTAAGAGCGCCCCCACCCCCTTGGAGTTATACCAAGGCGAAAAGGTTTATTCCTTCGGTGACAAGAACATTGGATATGTGGCTCTGGTGGTTGACGAGAAAGTGGTGTATTTGGTACGCCATAAGGAAGTTCGTGCAAATGGTTTTCGATTAGGTCGTCAAGTTCTTTTATGGCGGTACTACTCAGAACCCAAGGCTTCGGGGTTTGCAGAGCACGTTTTCAATGAGATTCTACTACCAAAATACACCGCTCTAATCTCTGATACTCAGCAGACAGATCTAGGCAAAACCTTTTGGCAGTCGATGCTGAGGAAGAGCTTTGATCGCCCAGATAGATACGCCTATTACCTCGACCGACGCAGCACTCCTGTTCGGCTACTACCGCTGTCGTCCATGGATGATGTGAAAGAGTTTAGTTCAGAACTGTGGGGTTCTGACGAAGGTCATCTAAGAACCTTTGCAGTTATAAGCTTGAAGCCTCTGAGTCTTAAAAACTCTTAGAGTGCTTCGCAAAATTTGCGGGTGTGGCGAAATTGGTAGACGCACTAGATTTAGAGTCTGGCGCTAGAAATAGCGTGGAGGTTCGAGTCCTCTCACCCGCACCAATCTTGCGACCATAGCTCAGCCGGATAGAGCAACATCCTTCTAAGATGTGGGTCGGGGGTTCGACTCCCTCTGGTCGCGCCATGTTGATTCGAGATAAGATTACTCTCAAATCGTTAGGCCAACGAGATAGTCAACGGATAAAGTAGGCACAGACGCTTACGAGGGATAGGTGAGCTAGACAGCCTATCCACGACGGAGGTCTGTTGTCCGATGCCACGAAGAATTAATGCTCTAGTCAAGACTCTAATCCTTAGAGTAATCTTTTCTTGAATCAAGGTGCTGACTTCTGCAGTCACAGCAGTAGTCACTTGAAAACATTGTAAATAAGTTCAGATGGCAGTAGGCAGGGCGTGAATCCTGCCAGAATCGAAGTGTAATTGTTTCCGGACGCGAGTTCGACTCTCGCCTGGTCCACCTAAGGATATTCCTGAGTTCATACGCCTAACAAAGTATGATACTTTTATGTCAGTAGCGACCTTGAGTATCCTTAGGTGGGCCAGTCCTGGTTTCGACGGGGATGAGAACACTGAGATGAACTGCTAGGGCAAGCGGAGCCCTCGTCTTGTGGAGGAAACGAAGCAAGATGAAATACCAAGCAAAGCAAGCAACTGCCAACGACAGTCTGTTCGCTCAGCGTGCCTGAGCCAGTGAGCGGGGGAGCCCCGGATCTTTCTGGTGATACCGATCCAGTGAAGTGAAGGCCCTCGCAAGGTCGGTCACCTCTAGTTAGACGCAAGTCTTGCTGGGGGTCTGTGTAAGAACCGACCACTTCTTGCGGGAGTAGTTTAATGGTAGAACCTTAGCCTTCCAAGCTAATGACACGGGTTCGATTCCCGTTTCCCGCTCCAGATTTCGGGAGGGTAGCTCAGTTGATAGAGCGGAGTCCATTATAAGGCTTGCGTCGCTGGTTTGAATCCAGCCCTTCCCATCAATTTTCAGCCCCTTAGTTCAATGGTAGAACATCGCTTTTACACGGCGGATACACAAGTTCGATTCTTGTAGGGGCTACCAGTTTTCAGTCCGCTGCATACTGAGTGCCGACCGAGCGCGATAAATGCAGATAGTCTTAGACTCAATTGCAGTGAGCTTACTTCAGCAGCTTTTCAGTTCGTTGTTTGGTTGCTGAACAAGGTAGTGCCGATACGTGGAGCAACTCCAGACTGGCATGAGTCACGTTAAAGGTCTGACGTCTAAGATGAAATTTAATGACCTGCCTCCAGTGCCGCCACGGAGTTCACGGGTGGCCTCGTAACAGCGAAACGGTTCACTGGTCTCCGAACCTGTGATGCCTCGTCGCCGGGTAAGCGAGAAACGTTTAAGAGCGACGCACTGCTCGAACTCACAGGCAAGATCGCAAAAGCGATCCCGGGTGTGAGCAGAGGGGGAGACACTAGCCCCTCCCAAATAGTCCTTGCATTTTGTTTTGATTTATGGTATAATTTATCCAGGGCGCAGCCCTAGTGTAAAACCACCAACCTCAAGGCTTGTATGCAAACCACTCTGCAAAAGACGAAGAACGTTCTGGCCTCTGTCCAAGAAACCCTGGATTACATGAAGAAGTTCAGCCGTCGGAACGACGCGTACAACAAGCTGAACGACGCGCTTTCGGAAGCCTTGGAGAACTGCTCCAACCCGATGGAAGAGCAAACGCTCATCAACCGCAAGATGCGCCTCTTGCAGCGGCAGAATCGCTTCCTCGATGCCCACATCGCTGAATGCAATCGGCGTCTGGCGGCCTAAGTTTTAGAACCCACGATCGAGGCCTCTCTCCTTCTCATGAGAGTGGCACGCGCCTCGATCAAGGTACTTTTCAAGCGTGCCACTCTCATTCCATGGAGTGATAGTTATGAAGAAGCTGCAGAAGCTGATGAAGATCCGTGCCAAGCTGATGGAGAAGGTCTCTTCTCTGGACGAAAAGATGCTGGGCCTGCTGGACGAGTCCGACGACGGCGACGAAGCCCCCAAGAAGGCCAAGAAGGAAAAGAAGGAAAAGAAGGAAGGCAAGAAGGTCAAGAAGGAAGGCAAGGAAAAGAAAGCCAAGAAGGAAGGCAAGAAGGAGAAGAAGGAAGGCAAGGAAAAGAAGGCCAAGAAGGAAAAGAAGGAAGGCAAGAAGGCCAAGAAGGAAGGCAAGAAGGGTCCCGCCAAGAAGATCAAGCCCGAAGGCAAAGGCAAGAAGGGCAAAGACTCTGGCAAGAAGTCGAAGAAGTCCAAGGACGATGACGACGACTTCCCGGAAGTGGACTGACAATCAGTGATAGGGCGCTAGGCTTCCAAGGGTCTAGCGCCCTATTGGCGTTTTCACTTTACAGAAAGTTCCCACATGAAATCACTCGTAGCGACTACAGACGAAGCACCTGACTTGGACACACCCGTCGCTTTTGATGAGTCGGAAGCCTATGAACTGGTGGAAGACCTGAACAGGGCCGCGCAGCGTTTTGAATGGAAGACAATCCAACCAACGTTGTCGCGTTTGCTCACCATGCTGCCCGGCATGAAGAAGGTGATCTACAAGTTCAAGAACACCGTCACTTCGGTACGGGAAGGGCTAGAGTCAGATACTCTGATGCAGAAGGCCGCAAAGGAAGAGCTGGCAGACGCGTACAAGGAGCTCAGCTTTTCAATTGGTATTGCAATCGGTGAGCTCAAGCGCGGGAACGATCTGCCGGAAAAGATTGCGAACGATCTTGACACGCGTACTCTGAAGACGTACGACAAGAACATGAACGCGGTTCAATCGCGCATTCAACGCGATGGAACCTTTGCTGGGTACGTCCCAGTTCTTACTATCACCACTCCGCCGTTGTCAGTGCGCAAGCTGAACGCGAAGGGCATCCTGGCGACAAACTTTGCGGATTATCCGATCCTGAACAAACAGTTTGTGATTGGGGTGTCCAACGACTATGTTCGCGGCTTGATGCCTGCGATGAAGACGCAGGACAAAGAGAAGATTTCAAAAGCCTTTGCTGACACTAGAGAGCAGGCTATTCAGGAAGTGGTTGAAATCGTCTCGAAAAAGTTTAGCTCTATGAAGCTAGTACAAATCGCTGAGCCTATCTATTGGTGGGATGCCACTTGGATTTGGATGATGAACTCTAAAGAAATGGAAATGCTCAAGCAGTGTACGATCGTGGACAGCAAGGTGCTTTCCTTTCTTATCAAGAAGTGGAGTTTCCCTTTTGAGAACAGAAAGTAAGGTGTACCATGTACGTCGCTGTATTGAGACCAGAGAGTTTGGAATACTGGCATAACCTAACTAGACTGGCTCCGATCAAGGCTAACTCCCATCCAGTCATGTACGTTACTCCACCAGGGATTCCTCGAAAGAAAGGACTGGAAACCCCCTTCGAGCAAACGTTCCAACCCATGGTGTTTCGACATCTGTTCAACGATGTGACAGGTATCAGTTCCTATGTCGCGGGCTGCGTCCCCGGATTCGGAAAGATGGCTCGGGATTTTATGATGGAGCTCGGTGCCGACGAGTACACAAACTTTATCCCGTACTTTTCCATCGCAGATGATGGCATGGTTTCCAAGTCGGCAAGGAGCTGGTGTCGAGCAATGGGTGATGCGCTTGGTGGAAAAGACTTGGCATTCGACATCCATTATCTTACGTCTGCCGACCAGGGATATGAAATGCTGGTGAAGCACTTCAATGCCGAGGCTGAAAACGTTCTGGCGATTGCCGACGCCTTGCAACTAGGTGGTAGATTCTAATGAGCAATCTGCCGGTAGAAGAATTCAGTAAACGCCTCAACGTGTGCTGGATATGTAGAAAACTTCTGGCAGATTCAGGTGGCGACCCGCATACGATTCGGCATGAACATCACATTGTACCAAGGGCCTATGGAGGAACAGACGGACCCACAGTAACTCTATGCACAGGGCATCACACACTGATGCATAATGTAGCTCTCAAGCTAATCTCTAATCGTAGTTATTTCAACCTCACTCTAGGCATGAAGGCCCCTGAAATGGAGCGCCTGCTATTTCTAGCTACTAGAGTGCAGATTGCTCACGACTACGCGTCAGGCGACCCGAACAAACGATTTCCCGTCGTCTTAGGGCTGGACAACCAAGTAAAGAGCCAGCTAGATCAACTGACAAACTTTTATAAACTGAGTCGTCAGAACGTGATCAAGAGGTTGATCACAAACGAATTCAATCGTGTATTTCAACGGAGATAGCTCTTGTCTAAGCTTGAAAAAAGATTCGTCCAAAATGCTGGCGCAACTCGCAGCAACGTAATCCTGCGTTGCGGAGATTGCATGCACTTCAACGGGACGTCTCATCCGTCTATTGGAAAACCCTGTGCCACTCTGGGCGTCAAAGCCTACGGTACGGCTCCACCATGTTACACAGCGAACGTCAGCGTATTGAGTGCCATCTCACCGGAAACCTTTTCGATGCTGGCCTCCACGATTGCTTCCATGACCCCGAAGCAGTGTCGCGTTCTGATGGGTCTACTCAAGACTGCAGGCTCACTGGAAAAGTTTGGCTTCACTTTCTTACAGAAAGTCTACTTCCGTCTTGGTCCCGACTACCTTGACAACTACTACAGCGGCTATGTCCTTGGTACTGGGGTAGACAAGACAATTTCAATCGTAGGCAAATCCTACTTCAAGGGTGCGAAGAAGCCGGTTATCGCCAGCATCCTACAGGACTCGGTGGTGTCGGTTGAAGTCTTCAAGAAGCGTAAGAAGAAGCTTCTTGCCGAAGGCAAGCTGTACGAGCCGCGCAAAGTTCACAAGAACGAAATCACTGAAGACTACGAGCCACCTACCATTGAGACCGCGCAGGAAACGCTAGAAGAAATGGCGAAGTATGCTGGCAAGAAGCGCGTCAAGAACAACAAGCTCAAGATGTTGGAAGTCGTGGTGGAGAAGGACGCCAAGATGCCTGTCATGGAGAGCGAAGATGCCTAATACAATGTTTGAAGGGCACGAAGAGTCTTTGAAGAGGCTACCTCCAGCGAAGCGATGTGCTTTGCTAGGTCACCTTTTCAACTACGTGTTCCGTGGCATAAATCAAAACGACATCCGCTCTTTTCTGGCAAAGAGCAACATCGAGTTTGATTTTCTTTCCTGGCGACTACAGCTACACAGCAACGGTCAGCTCCTGAAGTGCGGCAAGATCTTTCTGTTTTCGCAGGTGACCTCCCCCATCAAAGGGGTGGAACTTGGGCTTTCCCGCATCGAACAGAATCAGGCCATTCTTGCTTTGCAACATGGTCCATTGGCCGCGACGCTGAAGTCCCAGGCGAAAACTTATGCGCTGATCACACCGCAAGCTCTTGACGATCTGATAGGCAAGACGCTTACGTCAGCAGACTACACGACGTATGTCCGCAAGTTTATCCACCGAAAGATGTCTTTCCTCCAGACATCCTTTGGTTGGACGGACCATCAGTTGGAGGGCGAGCTCAATAATTGGGCGCTGTACGGTCTGCTTCGAGCCTATCCTTGCTATGCTACAGAGGGCCATGCGATCGCTATTGCCAAGACGGTAGCAAAGCGTCGCGGCATCAACCTGATCAGCGAACTAACCACTGCTAAGAATAACGAACTAATCAAAACGAAAACCGGATTCGAGAAGACTACAGTATCTTTGAGTTCCATCTCAGATGGAACTGGTCAATTTCTTACGCCAGATGGCACTACCATCCATAACTCTCTGCTCATCGTAGGGATTGATGGTAGACCAAATACTGGAATGTCCTGGTCGATGCAAACCACCATTCGCGACCTACGACATAACCCCAAGCTGACAGAGAAGCAACGCCAGCTTCTGCATATCCTCCTGGGATATCCTTCTAGTAGATTCTCGGAATTCCTGGGTGAGGACAACACAGAAGCTGTTCACTCTATGAGCTACCCTACTTACTTTGGCAAAGCCTGCCAGTTCATGCGTCTGAACGAAGAGCTAGCTTCTAGGTTCTTGTTCAACCTGAAGACCAACGTGCTCTCTGTCTCTGACTAAGCAAAAAGAAAGCCCCTGTGGAATCTATATCCACAGGGGCTTTCTTCGTTTTAGAACTGCAATTTTATTGCATCTCAATAGGCAACCTCTTATGCTATACGAACTCCATTCTAAACCATCTACTCTCAAACATCATGAAAAGCTGGAAACTCATTACCCGGAGACTGTTTGGGAGAAATACAAAGCCAGACCTAGCAAACTGAAGGAATTTGAACATCTCTGGGCGAAACAGTCTAAATACGCAGGACTCTACGCCCGTAGAGTCCTCAAGAAACCTTTCCCTGCTGGTGAAGATGCTATAGCTAAGAGCGCTGCACACGCACTTGAATATGCAGAGACTGTCTTGAAAAAACCTTGGCCTAAGGGTGAAGCGGCTATCTCTAAAAAGCCGTTCTACGCATGTGAGTATGCTATGTTCGTTCTGAAAAAGCCTTTTCCGGCAGGGGAGGAAGCTATCTCTAAATCTCCTGGGGACGCGTACACTTATGCTAGGCTTGTCCTAAAGGCCCCTTGGCCTCCGGGTGAAAAGGCCATCGCTAAAGAGCCGTTTGAATCCTGTCTATACGCAATACACGTTTTGAAGGAACCTTTCCTTGCGGGGGAAGAAGCCATTTTCAAAAACTCCGCATGGAAACGCCGATACCTAAAGGCTTTTCCAGAGCGTAATCCAAAGAAGGCTAAATGATAGCCAAAAGAAAAGCCCCCCGTAGATGTTGAGTCTACGGGGGGCTTTTCTTATTGCGTCTGCGAGTTCTTACGCTTCAGTTCGTTGCAACTGTTTTGAGATCCTCGCCGCGATAGCTTGAAACTTCAACGTCTTGGACAGGTACGCTGCCTCAGACCTAGTCATTTCCCCACGCACTTTGATCTCGTTCTTTACCTCGTCCACACGACTCTCATCAAAGTTATTCAGCTTCGTAACCCATCCTTTGAAACTAGGACTGACATCCTTATCCAGCGAGCTATCTTCCGAATCGTCATCCGAATTGTCGTCGTCAAGTGCATTGCGCATGGTGACGAACTTGTTACCACTGGCTTTAGAAGCCGCACGCTCTTCGGCAATACGGTCTTCCTCTTCGTCACCCGTAGAGATCATGACGTTCTTACCGATGCTCTTAGCCGCCACTGCCTGCTTTGCTAGGTTGTCTAGCTCAGCCAGTCTACGCTTTTCAACGCCCGCCTCCGGGCTAGACAGCAGCTTCTTAGCGTCTTCTTCGGGGATGATGGCAATCATTCCCGAGTTTACTGCTTCCGTGAAGTATACGCTTTCTAGAATCAGCGCCTTCGCATAACGGTTAGTAACAAGTTCAGGTAGCCAGGATTTACGAATGTTCAGAACGTGTGATGTATTGCCCTTGCCCGGGATTGTAATAAGCACATCACCGCCTGTCTCCGTTACTCTAGACGAGATGTTGACTACCCATAGTGATTGAGACGGGTCTTCAGATGCTTCCGTAATTGAAATGGTTCTCATAGTTACCTCAGTGTGGTTTTTACAAAATGAATGGTGCGAACCATGTCATTGAATGACATGGTAGCGTGAGTCCTGGTCTTCCAGGCTTCGAATTTTAATTGACTCTTCATTAGTTCGTCAAGATCCTTTGCTTTCGTATCTAACAAGCTCTTGTCAAACACGAAAGTAAAATACTCTCCTAACTGCAAGACTTTGCTAATGCGTTCGACGGCGGAATCTACCTCTTCTTCATCGATGTTAAAGAACTTTTCTATTACCTTTCTAGTCTCAGCTTCTGATTTACTTCCAGTGATCTCAGACTGTAGCTTCGTGTAGCCACACCTGAAGTTTGATCCTTCCTTATAGTACATGCAAGTTTTTACATTGCAGACTACTGGGATTGACTGTGTAGAGACGGGGCATACGAAAGTCATCTACGCAACTTTTTGATCTGCGATACAACATTCTTGTGTATCCACAGTGGATTTTTATTCGAGTACGGTTTCCACTTGTTCAAACTATAGAAACCATACAACCCTATCATCACGGCGTCTACTTCGTGAGGGCTTACTTTGAAAGGCTTTACCTCCTTGTATATTTGCTCCAGATTGATACCATTTCTAGCGGCTTCGTTCTTCCACTGGGAAGCTGGTATCATTCTTAACGGAGTGTCTTGCAGCATACATAAGGTGCGCAATACTCCAAGCTCCATGTTCACTAACTCAATCGTCACCCCACCCATTCGCCTACTCATATACCTTTCAGCAATCTGTAGGTCAATATTATAGGCATGAGTTGCGTGCTGTACTTCAGCAAAGTACTCCATCAACTCTTTTCCTGGGCTGAGTGAAATGCTCTTGCTCTTTTCTTTCTTGGTGCGCTTGCTCCTCTTTGTGAGTTTCAAAGACTGAAGGGTGCTATTCACTTTCCAGAAGTCCAGTATCTTGAACTTCAAGTTCGTAGGCTGACTAGTGGGAATTTCTGCTTCAATAACAGAGATTCCATAGTTGCTAGACCCTGGATCGTGAGCCAGAATTCGTAGCTTTTTCATTTGAGTGGGAAGATTCGGTGGTCAGCGACAGTGACCTGGAGATAGGCAACCTGAATAGGTATACCAAGGGGACGCGCCCAATTTAATTGAGGCTACCACTTATTTACAGTATCGTATATGCCCATAGTAACACCCAACTCTAATCAAAGAATCGCTCCGCAGAATGCTAGGTCTGGCGATGTCGCTCGGGCTACTCTAGATGCGGTTATTCCAGCGCAGAATAGAAAGTATCACGAAGCTTTTCGTGTGAATGGCTATCCAGGAATTCTTTATCAATACCTTACATCCGGTCTGCGTTGCGCCTGTCAATCTAAATCTAGAGCGATTAACTCCCGGCTAGATGAAACAGGAAAAGCTAGCCCCGGTGCTATCAACGAGATGATCTTTGGTACGTCCTTTGGTCTTGGCGCTTACGGCTCCTCAAAAACAAATACTCCCAGCTACGAACAGTCTAGAACGGAAGGTCACAACCTTTTGGAAGTTACCGTAGACCCCCGTAATCGAGTGCCACTATCTACTCCAACTCATCCAGGCCCGTTGAGAGTTGGTGGACTCCCTCCGGTAGTAGGGAATAAAACCTCACTAGAAGAAAACCATGTGGATCTGGTTGAGGACGAAGACGCGGATGGAAATCTAGATAACTTTGAGTCAGACTTGGACTCGGGCTCTATCGATTATTCAGGCGTATCTTGCCCCGTGTGCTTTGGGTCTGGATACGTTGGTGGGTTCTCAGTAATGAATGGCTACCGCAGAGTTCTAAACTTTCAAGACCCTACCCTAGACCTCCCGGCCGACGCTGTCATTGCAGTAGAGCAACGTATCCCCAGCATTCACACTAGCAGCGTAGCCTGGACAGTCATGTTCCCCTCTTCCTGTGTTACGCTGGATGCTTTCCGTATCTGGAATGACACCAACATGGTTGTCCCAGGGACTATCCGTATAGATAACACTGTCATTACTTCAGCAGCCGCAGTATCTACTTACTGTGATGGTCGCCCACACGAAGTGTCTTTCGAGTGGCCCTCTGAAGTAGACTTCACGCACTTTGAGTTCCAGGTTAACTTGTCCACTGAGGAAGTTCTTTTCGAGCTTCCGCGTCTTAGCAAATCTTCGGTACAAAATCTGCGGGAAGCCACCAACCCTTTCTCTGTGAACCTTTCCCCGGTAGTACCCTACATTAAGGCGTTGGACGTAATCGTGGAGTCTACCTTTGGTAAGGCTCTACACGTTAAGGATGTAACCGGATGGAACGAGAAACGTAACTCCACTCTTGGATGGGATGTAGAAGTCCGCCCGACTCAACCTCAGGAGCTGTTCCGTATGCTCCCCAGAAGAAAGCCTCTTGCTACTATGAACAAGAAGTCTATCGTCTCGGGGATGACTGGTACTAAAGTTCTCGCTACTTCTTAACTTGATCAAGCCAATTTAATACCGCATCTGCACCACCCTATTTCGCAGGAATAATTAACCATGCCTATTCAGATAGTTGCAACTCTGGAAGATCGAATCGCTTACTTGGCTGAAAGTCAAGGGGAGAAGGTCAAGCTAGCAGTAAAGAAAGACACCAATGCTAAACTGAAAGACCCCACTCAGGTCATCACTCATATAGCAAAGGCTGATCCTTCAAACGGTAAGTACCTTCAGTGGCTTGTCCGCATGTATGTTGCAGGCCAATTCAAGCAGGAAGACGTTGGTCAACTGCATAAGGACATCACGATTTTTGAGAAATTCAAGAATAAGATAGCCAACAAAGATCTGAACTCGTATAAAGACCGCGCTCAGTTCAACGCAGCCATCGAGCCGTTTGAACAACAAGCCCCCGAGCTCTCCAAAGCGGAGCAGGAGAAAATGAAGAAGAAAGAAGGTGCTGAGTACATAATTAACACTCCGCATTTCAAAGCTCTTGTCCCAAAGACAGAAGAGGCCGCCTGTCTATACGGCAAAGGTACTAAGTGGTGTACTGCGGCTGAGAATAACAATCAGTTCGAAAACTATCATTCGCAAGGCGATCTGGTTATAGTGATGACCGAGCTGGATGGGAAGCCGCGTAAATTCCAACTGCACCCAGACACTCAGCAGTACATGAACGAGAAAGACGAACCGATCACAAAGGCTGAGATTGCCAAGTTGTCAAAGATTCCCGAGTACACCGAACTGCTGAACATTCTAATCGATAAGCACTACGGCAAGTATTTCAACGAATGAACTAAGGGTGAAAATGTCCACTGAACCTATTGATGATCAAGCCTCCGTGCTAGAGCAACACCAACAGATTATAGAGCTAGTAGGGCAGTTAGCTGCTCGTCTATACAGTGTTCCGATGCTAACTCCACAAGCAGAACGTGAACAGAAAGTGGAAGCTGTACTCGGCTCTCTCCAACTCCTGCTGGAAATGTTCCCTCCTGCTGGGGAGAGTGACTTTCGTCAAGCGCTCTTGCGGCGTTATGAGAGCTTTGCGCAGCCTGAAATCGAAAGTCGCGACGCTTGGAATCGCGTTTTCTACGAGCTTAAAATACCTAGAGGGTAAGCTCAAATGAGATACTTGGAAGTGCGGGAGCACATCAAGTCAGGTGATCTGCTAGCCTTTTCGCACTTCGGTTGGTCTAGCTGGCATGATCTGAAGATCCAAGGCGTTAGGCTAATGCAAAGGTCAGAGTATTCCCACACCGGAATCGCATGGACTATAAGCGAAAGGGTCTTTTGCTTAGAAGCGGTAGTGCCTAAGATTCGTATCTTTCCCTTGTCTGCTTTGGGGGAATTCTACTGGCTGCCCTCTCCGAAATACTACTGGTCGCCTCAGATTGAAGACTGTGCTTTATCCTTAGTGGGCGAAGAATACTCACAACGAGAAGCTATACGCTCTTTCTTTGAAAATCCCAGCAAAGAAAACAATGTGTGGCAGTGCTGCGAATACGTTAGAGAAATCCTTCGACTTGGAGGGTACGACCTCGGTGAAGTCGCTACACCTACAGCCATCGTGCGTCAGGCTCAGCGCCTGGACTTTCCAACATATCTAGTTGAACCAATTCTATCATGACAATCACTAACCTCCAAGTAAAGACGGCTAGCCGTAAGAACGTAACTGCCTCTAAAGTTGAGGCTACTGAAATCAAAGCTTACGCTGATTACGTGCGTGACGCAGCTAATAAAGTCTTCGGACCCAAAGTTGGTATTGATCCTTCCATGGGTACGAAGCTAGTGGATGGGGAGAACGTCATACACATCGTTCCGCCTTATGGTTCTTTGCCGAAGAATCACAAGCAATTCATCGAGATGCTGAAGGGCTTTGGCTCAGTTGATCGCACGGAGTATGACCCCAAGTTTAAGAAGGGGTCAATCAAGGTGATCATGAAGAAGGGTGTGAAAAGTTCGACTGATACTACTGCTTCTAAAGTTAAATCCGACGCTGTGGAATCCGCTCCTGCCCAAGCCACAGATGTTCCAGAACGCCAGGTTCTTAGGTTCTTGCAGGGCCTCGAAGCAGACTTATATCATGAGGCTAGATACAAGCAAGTGGACATTAGCGAGGCCCAGCACGCGGTATACTGGATAACTCAAGAATCATCTGACTTAGAAAGCGCGCTAGTAGCTGGTGACATCGCAGAGGCTTTTACTAAGCGAGGTTGGGCTGGTTGGACTATAAACGTTGTTAACAGGGATAAGTATAAAGGTCGCGACGAATCGCCCTGGAAGAAAGCATACAGCAAGTCTGAAGTGAAATCAGCAGAGATCACTGCGACTGAATCCAATTGGGACGCCATGTACCACGATAAGTCCCCGGGGCTAATGGGGGACTTGATAACGCTCCCAGACTCTAAACCCCTAGTGAAAAAACTCGCAGCGGCTCTGGGGCTACCTAACGATGGTCGCAAGTCCAGAAAGATTGCCTCGCTCTGGTTCTCTTACGAAAATGGTAATCAACTTGTGATAGCCGAGAATCAGAACGATGCGTTTGCGAGTGAAGAGGAATAATAATCGTGCCAATCAAACTTGTATCCGCTCAAATCGAGGCCGACGTACCCCCAGAAGCTTTCTGGCAAAAAGCCTACCAGAAAATCAGGGAGCAAAGCGGTAAGTCCAACGTTTTGGAAATGGACCCGGACACTCTGGCTGAACAGCTTGTCTCCCTGGCAGAAGACGACCCCAAGTCTGTTCTTAAGTTTCGCAAAGATAGCAAACTAGCCTACCGCGACGCTCTGCGTTTTGTGCTTAAGATGCGGGGACTTTCCTCTGTCACTTCGAAGAAAACCGCTGTCAAGGCATACGCTGACTATGTCCGAGCAGCCGCGTACAAAATCTTTGGCAAGGAGATTGGCATCGACCCCTCCATCGGCACAAAGGTTGTGAGCGGGGAACGCGTCATTCACATTGTGCCAAAGAAGGGCTCGCAGCTCAAGGACCACAAGAAGTTCGCTGATATGTTGAGTGGTATCAACAGCGTTGACTACTCTGCACCTGACAACGACTTCAAGCCAGGGGCTATCAAGATAGTTTTCAAGAAGAACGTTAGAAGTTCTGTAGTAAAGTCAAGTCCTCAGCCGAAAAATCTGACAGCCTTATCACCTATAGAGCCCGAAGATATTGATCTTCAGTCTAAAGAACTCAAATCCAAAATTCGCGGTGAAGTAGACTATTTCAAAGTAGTTCAAACAGGGCGGAAGTCCATAGAGGGTACCCCAGTAGCGGTAGCAACTATTAGAGTTGTCTTCGAACAAGAAGACTCCGAAGACTCGCCTGAGGGGGTCGAGGTAAAGGTACGTAGAGATACAAAGAACCCAGAAAAGATCGTCTTTGATGGCTTTGTTGGTTAAGAACGTAAACTAGAATCCACAGTATGCCAATCTCGGATACACGCACAAACAACCCGCGAGGGGTTACCGACCCCAAGACGGGAGTAACGTACTACGACCTAAAAGACTTGCAGTATGATTTTCTTGGTGAGTACCCAGATTGGCTACGTGATCACCATCGTGAGCCTACTCCCACTTGGGATGTGATTATTCGTTGGGAAGGTCGTGAGCACGCATTCACAAACGTAAAGGCAGCGACTCCAGCTCTTGCATTGAAGCACGCAGCTTTTCGTTTATCGAGAGAATTCAAGTATGCAGACTCAGCACGATTGGTACGCATTGTGCAGTCAGACGCTAGTCAGTATATCGTAAAGAGAGCGTAAGATGCCTATTCGTCTGTATTCTAGTGCCCCTGGGTGGGCAATAAAGGACATGCATCGTATTCAGGAAACTTTCTCGGATAGAGTTGCACAGGTAGGTGTCCTGAGTTCCGAAGACAATATGGTTGAACTTTCTGTTCTACTAAATGATCCCAAAGACAGTCTTACGTCTGACCTGCAAGCTCTGTTCGGGGACAGATGCCGTAGCACCGGAAAAGCTACTGACAATCACGGTAGGCAAGTAGACCGGGTAAGACTCAAAGCCTCCAACCTGCGAATCAAGGCAGACAAGCACCTAATCGACTATGTTGATCGTCTACTAAAGATGAAGGTGCCCTATCTTAGCAGTGGTGACTTTTCCCAAGTGTTTCGGCACCCTAAGTACCCCAACATTGCAGTTCGTTTATCTGATGCCGAAGGGGACGACGGCTACGCACTCTGGATGAAGTTCGTTACTAAGAACCAATCAAACCCGTATGTACCAAAGGTCTACGACCGTACTACAGGGGATACAGAGTTCGAAAAGATCAGCATCACCTTCTTGGAGTTCTTAAACCAATCCAAGCTTGAAGACTTCTTGGCCTTTATGAAAAAAGCTAATCCGAAGCTTGAGCACGCGGATGTGGCTACTCTTCGCGATCACTACTACAATTTCCCGGGCGAATCCACCATTCAGCAGGTTAAAAAGTCTGATCGACATCTAGGCGAAGCTCTTCAGTACATAAGCGACAACAAAATGAAATTCGAGCCGGACCTCGTGTGGCGAAACATCATGAAGCGCCCTTCCAATAATCATCCAGTAATAACGGACCCCTTCTATGGCTGAGCAGCTACTAATAACTCCGCAGATGATGTCGCAGGCCAAGGCTAACAAGTGCATAGGTATGATGACGATGAACCCCTACGACTTCATTCGGTTGACTATCAATCAGGGAGACGTCGATCAATGGATAAAAGAAGAAGCCGAGTACACCAAGACCGTTGAAGAGTACAACGAGTTTGCGCGTAAAGGCGATTCCATACACCCACCTTGGTTAGAGATTGATATGGAAACTGGTAAGGTAGTTGGGCATGAAGGTCGTCATCGCTCAGCTGCTCTTATCAAAGAGGGGGTCAAACAGATTCCGGTAGCTGTCATGTTGAGGAAAGGCTCACGTGAGTCTGGGTATTGGGCAGAGTACTACGTTAGCGGTGAAGACCCAAAGTTCCCCTACAAGAAACGCTTCTATGGTCTAAAGGACATCCCTAAGGTGTGGACAGGGCAATTTTATAACGGTGTACGGGTCACTCCGGACTTATCTACATTCAAAGGATTTTATGTCTAATACAAACAAAGGTGCTGGCATCCTTCTAGTTGCTCAAGACACAGGCCGTCTCTGCTTTGTCAAGCGCTCCCCAAACGTATCGGCGGAGCCAAACACTTGGAGCCTTATCGCAGGTGGTGTTGAACAAGGTGAGGCATGGTCCAAAACTGCGAGACGTGAAGCTAAGGAAGAAGCTCACATCGTTGGCAACCCAACACTGTTTCTTCTTTACACGGACACCGACGAAAAGACTGGCTTCGTGTTTAAGAACTTCCTGGCGTTCTCTGCCACAGAGCTTCAGCTAAAGCTGAACTGGGAAAACAGTGAATTCAAGTGGGTTCCGTATGGAACGTGGCCGAAGCCGCTTCATCCGGGGGTGACCAGAATGCTCGCCAACAAACGTGTTCAGGCAATGCTGCAAAAAGCCACCACCGCAAAGAAGCTACCCTCCAGCCTTATCTACCGTGAAGTAAAGAAAGACTGAGCATGACTATTACATCAAAGCCCATGATTGGTCGTGTGCTAGTAAATGCGAACACCAAAGGTTATACTGATTACACCCGTTTGGTGTCTTCCAAAACCAAAGTCGTATCAGCCACTCTAGACACTTTGCGTGCTTCTAGAATTATGTCTGAAATCCTAGGTTTCAAGACATTTGAAATGTTGGATTCTGGTGACGACTTTGTAGTGTTTGGCATCCAGAACTTTCATGATGCAGTTGCTCCACTGACAAAACAGTACGGATCTGCTCGTAATGAATCCGACCGCCAGAGCGTAGTGAAGCGTCTGGTTTGGGATGTCAAATCAGTCAAGGGTTCGGTGACACTGCATCAGGCTGCCAATCAAAAACCTATTCTGATTTTTACTCAGCACTGATATGCCCGGCGTACTTTCCCCTCATGTGGTTATGGACTCAGGCGCTTCGTTGAAGCCTGAAACTATGCAGCAGATAGGCGAGCTAGTGACTTCGGCTATCTCCTCACTGGTCAACAGCGTTAACACCGTTACAGTTAAAGACGACCTAGCGAACTCTGGTATGGTTATCGTTTCGTATTGCTGCGGTAAAGTTTTGCAGTCGAAACTAAACGACGGTCGTCAGCGTGTTCAAACACCCAAGATGGTTGAACTCGTAGTAGGTATGCACAAAGCTGGTTTCGCACCTTACTCAATCTCTGAGCAAACGGGTGACGGATCTAACACTTTATACGTTGACTTTTTCTCCTCAAAATTCAAGCCGGATGTAGATAAAAAAGCTGTAACCGTCGACGAGCAAGAGCAGCAAGAACCGAAAGCTGTAGAAGAAACCCAGCCGGCTCTGCAGGACAAGAATCCACAAACAAAGCAGGAAAGTTCTCTAGCATCAATGGTGCGTAGAGTAAAGGTCCTGTCAACGGCAGACTAGAATTATGCACATCACTAAACGTATCCTAGCAGAGAACTATCGCTACGTCGACGATGCGCTTCGCTCCATCAAAGAGCTAGGAAGCCACGTTGATGAATTGCTGGGTCTTCAGAAAATCTACCAGCGGCAGATCAACGCTGCGCTAGTGCTGGAGATTACAACTCAGCAATCCAAGTCTGTAAAGCTCTCACCTGAAACTAGACCTACTGAAGACGTCAAGATTGACGGCGATCTTCAAAAGCTGCGAAAAAACTACAAAGTAGTTAGCGAGCTCTGGGCTATTCAGTCTAACCTAGAGTCCATGGAAATCAACATCCGCCAGAGCTTTGCTGGTCGTGATGAAGATATCACCCGCGCGCTTAGTGAATTAGCCAAGCTGAAGAAGCGCGTAATGGAAGGTCTCAAGGGCGCTTTCCAATTCCTGAAAGACCTAGGGGATAAGCACTTGCCGTCAGGCTTCAAAGACTTCAATGGGTACATGGATAAGATACTATCCAAGTCCATTGCTTACGAAGCTTCTAACTCCTACTCTTACCTCTACGAAGTAGAAGGCGACCTGGTCTTCTCTACGTACTTCCACCTGCAACGTGTGGTAGATGAAGAGTCAAATTTCTTCCCTAATCTGTTTGTCATAACTTCAAATAGACTTGGCCGTGTATCTCCTGGGTACTACGTCGCGGTGTCCCAAGAGTTTACTCCACCGTCGGCTGACCTGCTGGTTCGTAAGGTAAGTACAGTTAAGGAAGCCACTCGTGCCCTGAACCTCCTTCTAAGCCTCGACAACTTTAACTCTTCCATCGGTGCTCTGCCGATGAATGTTCTAGTTAACGAGCGTAACTTGAAGAAGGAACTATTTCTGTATCAGCAGTACATCAAGTCCATCCGATTTGGTGAACAAGCGATTCAGTTTGTTCTACGCTCGGAAGTGACTAACAAGTCTGACGCAGACAACATTCTGATTCAGATGATCAAGGATTTCCAACCTCTGGTCAACTCCACTAAGGCTAAACTGAACACTGCTATCAAGAAAGGGCCTAACAGCTACATCTTGACCTTCTTCCTGGTTATGAAGGGTGAAGGTGCAGTAGCTACCTACGACGATCTGGAATTCTTGCGTTCGCGCTTCAACCTCGACGAAGCGAAGATGGACAAGATCCTCAAAACCATTAACGTTCAAGGCTAATTCCCATGTCTCTCGCTCTATTAGCATATCGCTTTATTCAGCCTGATGGAACGGCAGCGGCTGGTTTCCAAGTTCACATCAACGTCAATAACTCAGATACTCCGGCTAGCATTTATGCTACGTCGAATCCCGCGAGTATTCTCGGTAGCAACGTTCTTATCGCTGACGTTGATGGTAAGATTTCATGCTACGTTGACGACGCTAGCAACTACACTATCGCAGTTTACTATCCAGTTGGAAACGTTCCACTGTGCAGAGTCAACGACGTTGATCCGACGAATGCTTACGCCATCATGCTGTATGGTGCGTCAGGCTCTGATCTGGACACTGACAAAGAGTTTATCAATACTCAGTTTGAAGTAGTCAGCGGATTTACAGGGGCTTCGGTTGGGGACATCATTACGTCTACCAGACTGATGGACGTTAATGAAACGCCTCCCGCCCAGATAGGTACTACTCAGTGGTTCAACAATAACACTGGAGCTTCGCTTTCCACTCCTAACTTAGCGAACCTTGCACCAGTCACTTCTTTTGGCACAAAGATCACCGCGTCTACCGCGCTCGGAGTTGGTGGTCGTGGGGTAATCGGTTGGCTATCTGATATTCGGGACAAGATCGTTCTGATGTCTGCTAAGCTACCTGCGGCTCTTGGAATTGCTACTTCCGCCAACTCCCTGAGTGTTGCTCCAGCTTCCGACTCAGAGTTCTCGGTAAAGAGTGTGAGCGGTGGTTCTATTGGTGCTACGGTCTCTGCGGCGGCTTCCTTATCTGGATCTGTTAATCTAGGTGTGAAACGTGCAGGCTCGGTGTTAGTTCCAGCGGACGTTGGTGGGGCGACCTCCCTGACATTTCAAGCTAGCTTCGATGGAGTTACCTTTGGTAATGTCTACGATCAGTTTGGTAGTGAGTACCGCGTTACTATCCCGGCAGTCTCAACTGTGATTGTCCTGGACCCCTTTGTGTTCGCTACTTTCCCGTATGTCAAAATAAGATTTGGTACGTCGGCTTCCCCGACTTCGTACGCTAACCAACGGGATGTGGTAATCGGCCTGAGAGTTTGAAAACTATGAAACGATTCGCCTTTAAGGGGCCTCGTAAACAGCGAGGCTTTATCAACATTGCCTCTGTTATTCAGTGGTTCGCACGGAAGCCGTTTGACATCCGCGAGGCGTTTCGTTCGGGTGAACCAGGTCTGCATCTAGAGACTTACGATCCCAATACTATACTGCGTCGGCGGAATCGGCTGACATACAGTCAGGTTTTCACAAACGCAGCGTGGCTTGCAGGGGCTAGTACGACGACGGACAATGTGGCCGTCGCCCCTGATGGAACGATGACTGCTGGGAAATTAGTCGATTCTGTAACCAACACGTCCCATTCCAAATACCAGGCTACTACCTGCCAAGTCGGGGTGCCTATAACACAGACTTGGCATCTCAAAGCTGCGGAACTCTCTTGGGCGTATATTCGACATTTCGATGGGATAACAAATACGGGTGCGTGGTTTGATCTGGCGAACGGACTGGTTGGCACTGTGAATGCTGGAATTTCAGCTAGCATAACACCAGCGGGTAACGGTTGGTATAGATGCGCGATCACGGTCACACCTGCCGCAACAACAGAACGAGCCCAGGTACAGACTGCGACAGCAGATGGGGTTGTCAATTACGCGGGTACAGGGACAGAGGGCATTCTCATGTGGGGAGTGCAATTTGAGTACGGATCTAGCGCTACTACATATCAATTGATCACCGACTGGAACACAGAATTCTTGGCGGCGGGGGGTAATCGTGTAGCATTGTTTCAGGACTCTGCTGGATTAGTTCCAAACACAGCACCAGAGCAGCCAGTTGGTCTTTGGCTGGATATGAAGTACGGAGGCGTTCGTGGACCTGAGTTAAAAGCCTCAGGAGTCGTTGGTCTATTAGGTGTCGCAACCGCAGCTTCGTACGACACTGTCACTGGAGTTGGATCTGCGACTAGAGTTGACGCTAGCAATCAAAGCTGGGTAAGATTACCCGGCATGGGTACAGATGGCTGGGCTGAACTAACGATTCAGAACACAGGTGGGGTGACAATCAACGTTAGAAACACTAGCGCGAGTGGCCCTATCCCGGCTACCGTAGGTGCTGGCCTGACATCTACGGTTAAAGTGCCAACTGTCGGCAGTGGTGGTGTTTATCTAACTGCGTCTTCGGCAGCAACGATCAGCTTCGTGGTGATATCCGTCAAGGCTCTTCCCGGAAATCATGCTTCTCAGTCAAGCGCCGGAGCGCGACCGACGTTCACGCAGCGTGTCAACCTGCTGATTAAGAGCGAGCAATTTGATGATCCGGCATGGACCAAGACCGACACAACGGTCACTGCGGATAATACAACTGCACCGAATGGAACTACAACTGCGGATTTGCTGACTGAGGGGGTGGCGGGGACGGCCTTTATTCGCCAAGGTATTACTTCTATTACAAGTTCCGTTTACAAGGCAAGGAGGGTTATCAAGCGAGGAAACCATGACTGGGTATCCGTCTGCCTTGCCGACGCCACGTTCTCTAATCAAGTTAGGCAATGGGTAAACCTGGCGACTGGGACGCTTGGCGTCTCAAACATCTTTGGCGGCGGTGGGGCCACTCTATCTTCTGTGTCCATAGAGAATTTAGGTAACGGCTGGTACGCGGTTAACCTAGCAGGGCAAATTGGTGCAACAACCACGTTGATCTCTTTCACGCATTCCGCTACAGGTGATGGACTCACAAACCGCGTGAACAATGCAACTCGTTACGAATGGGGTGCAGATGTCCGCACAGCTTCGGACGCAGCTAAACCAATTCCACTCTATCAGCGAGTAAACACATCAACGGATTACGATACAGAAGGTTTTCCGCCGCGTGTCGTAGGGAACGGTACATCTCATTGGATGTCAGCACCACTGGATCTAAGCAGTACTGATAAAGTGTGCGTGGTGGCGACTGTAACGAAAAATTCTGATACTGCATTCGGAATGGTGTATGAGCATGGTCCGGCAGTCTCTTCGACAAACGGCACGTTCAATATGCGAGCGTCGAATACTACTGGTACAGGCGCTAACTCGTTTTCCGTAGAGCTTCGAGGCGCAACTGGTCGTCAATGGAGAGGTCACAATGGCGTTACAGCGCCTATCACAACTGTGCAGTCTTCAGTACTTGGAACCAGCAGTTCAGTTGCGTACTCCGAGCTACAGCTTCGTTCAAATAATATTGAACCTGCTATGGTAGGGATTGATAATACACCCCCAGGTGGTGGAAACTTTTCTAACCAGACAATCTATCTTTTTAGTCGCGCGGGAACTGGATCGTATTTTAACGGGGGGATTTCGTCTCTCACCATTCGTGGTGGGGGCACTACTGACGGGCTTCTTGCAAACCTTCAGCAATACGCAAAGAACATCGCAAGGCTGGTGTACTAAAATGGCTGACACCCATATTTCCATTGTTGTTATCAATGCCAAAGTCGAGATGGCTCGTACTATAGCCTCAACCTTGTCCCCTGCTGGATACGCAGAATTCCGAATAGATCTGCGTCCAAAAGGGGATACGGGCCCACCAACTCACTGGTTGACTAGCGGTTGGCTGGGTGAGAAGTTCGTAGCGCTTACTAAGGATGCGAATGCACTGTACGACGTCTGTCAGCAGCTACAACTGCCGTATTCTCTTGAATCCATAACTGAGCTAGTAGAAACCTCCGTCGTACGTCTTGTAGAAGAGACGTCGGCGTTGGCTCTGCTGGATGAGTTAGGTTTAGAGATCGTTCCACCCCTTAACGGAGAAAACCCATGAGTGCTTCAATTCTTACGCTTCTACTTCTACTCGTATTGCTCGTTCTACTAGCTATCGACTGGCGACAGACAATTACTATTGTACGAACTAATCGCAAGGAAACGAACGTAATTCTTAACCGTTTGTGGGCAAAGTTTTCTGACAAGAAAGAGGAAGTCACCCATATGTACTTTCTTGTGTGCTCTTTGGTCTGGCCCGTGGTCTTCATGGTCTTCTGGCCTTCTGCGCATTTTTATCTAGCAGTAGGAGTTGCATTGTGTATTCCAAGACAAGCGTATTGCGTCTTCAATAATTTCCGTTTGAAGATTCAGCCAGCAGGATTCCCATGAAAGCTACTTCTATTCTATTGCCTCACAAGGGCTTTCTGTAACTTGACAGGGAACAATAACCATGCAACCTATGACACCACCGGAGTACTCCTTCGATGTTGCCAAATTTGTCGCAGGCACCGCCGGAGCCATTGCTAGTCTAAAATTCGTGAATGGAACCATTCCTGAGAAGTCCTTTATGGTTTTGGGTGGCTCCTCATTGAGTTACTACGGAGCTACCCCCCTAGCCATCTGGTCAGGAATGAACCACTCCGAAGGGCTAGTTGGATTTCTGCTAGGTCTTTTTGGTATGGCTATCGTAGCAAAGACCTATGAAGTTGTTCAATTGCTAGATACGAAGCTAATAAGCATGGCGGTCGTAGATGGTATCCGAAGACTTTTTGGGCTGACGCCAAAATTCCAAGATTCTATTAGGCCCTCGTTGGAATCCTCACCGTTCAAAAAGGATACCATGAGCAAAGAAAAGAGTGATCCTAAAGCAGGAGATCGTCGTGTTTTTCCAGATCGATGAAACATTGACAGTGATTTACACAGTTGCGCTTGTTTTATTGACGTCGGCGTGTAGTCTGGGCCTCTGGTCCAAGGCTTATAAAGACACGTTCTTACAGAATCTTGGCATGTCCCTGACTGCTATAGCATGTACCGTGGAGATCGCTCATCTGATTAGACACGGTATACCTTCGCGTCTTATGGTCGGTATTGTAATCGGGTGTGCTATATACTCGTTAGGCACTGTTATCAAGCACTACCAACAGCTACGTAAGACTTCTTATAACTCTGGTTTTAAGAACGATAACATCATTGGTCAGTAAGGAGTAAGTCCTTATGACTATCAACGTGAATCGACGTCAAATCCATGTGTACTATGGACCACCCTCTGACGTTCCATTAAATGTTGCCTCAACCGTATCTAATCCTATTGATCCCAATAACAGCCTGTCAGTAGCAATATCAAAACTGTATGGGGACCAACACTGGTGGTTGGTGGCTCAGTCAGTGCAACTGGACTCTGTTCTGGGAAGCTATGACCTAGGATCAGAGCTACCCCCTATACCTCCTATACCATAATCATGATCTACAAATTTTTGACTGCATTGAGAACTGCTATCGGACAAGAGATTATCGATCAGTTGTCGGCTGGCGCTGGTGCACCGACCATTCAGATATACACCGCTCCGCAGCCCGCAGGCCCGGCCACTGCGATTAGCACTCAAACTCTTCTGGGAACTTTAACCTGTAGTGACCCGGTAGGCACAGTGACATCCGGAGTTATAACCTTTGGAGCTATCACTCAGGACTCTTCCGCGGATAACACTGGAACCGCCGCGTGGGCCAGATTGAAAGACGGAGATGGAAACGCCATCATGGATATCGACGTCACTGTCACTGCTGGATCTGGGGCGTTGAAGTTGAACACTGTTGACATCATAGCCGGTGGCCCGATAGCTATCACATCTTTCGCTATTACGGTAGGCGGAGCCTAATACGACATGTTAGGATTTGGATCTCTAAGTGAAGCTGCAATCTCTGAACACAGTTCTGAATCCGGAAACTATGGTAGCTTCGTCTTAGATTTCCAAATAAGTGGTCAAGGCGGAATTACCTTTCAGGGTGAGGGCAGTTTTCAGACGGATATCTCCGTAAGTGGTGAAGGGGAGTTTATCTTCAAAGGTCCAGGTGCCTTTGAAGTGGACTTCACCCCCTCTGGCGACGGTTACGCTGGAATCAGTGGTGCAGCCGCTACTGAGCTGGATTTTTCCTTTACCGGATTTGGATATGCACTGGTATCAGGCTCTTCGGCGTTCACATTTGATGTAGCCCCTGAAGGTACTGGTTATGGACCGGTTAGAGGCACAGGTAGTCTTACCCTAGAGTTCTCTATAGATGGCGAATCTGATCTGTCGGTAGGACATGGGGCATTCAGACTCGAATTCGATCCACTAGGCGAAGGGCACAGAGGCGCCGGTGGCCTAGCGGCGTTTACTTTCCCGTTCACGGTACTTGGTGCTGGGAATTCTTATATTCCTAGCTCTGGAATCTTTACACTAGCTTTCCAGATCTACGGTGTAGGTGAAACTGAAGTAGTTCCGCATTTTGCCCCCAACGTAGCCAGTTACATAAGCTGGACACGAGTCCTAAGAATTCTTGTGCGTACGGAATATCCACTGCCTATCGGTTACACTATCTCAGCGTTGCGCTCGGGTTTCGACTACGAGCTGCTAAATACTGATCCAGAAAATCCGGACAGTATTGTGGAGGTAGATGTTTCAACTCCAGAGCTCACGAAAGTCAGTGACTATCTGTACCAGCTAGAGGACACAATACCTCTAGACTTATTCGAGCCATCCGCATCTCCCTACTACGCTTCAGGTGCAGCTCTAGACTACACCTTTACTATAAAAGACGAAGAGGAAGTGGCACAAGCGGTTTCTAGTAGTCAACGCGTGACTATGTTCTACGCTCCTCACTTGTTGGCCCAAACTTTTACGACTAGTGAGTTTTGGGTTAAGCACCCAACCGAGGACGAGGCGTTTTGGTTCCGCCCAGGCTACGAGTCTCCCGGCCTATTTGCTAGTTGGTCCCCGTATTACGCAAAAGACTTTCGACTCAATGGTCTTGTGTCACTCTCACTAAGTAGTTCTCCCACACCGGAATTCGGTCTGGACGTTACACTGGTAAGAATGCTGGTTACACGAACAGCTTCAGGGGACATAGTTAGTTGGGAAGAAGACTACGACAAGACCCTACCGACTTTCACGTACTCGGGAGATTTCAGCTCAAATCCCACGTTGTTGGCCGACGTAGCTGTCGATTCTAACCTCTGGACGCTGACGTTTAATGCTGAGGCTACTGTAGATACTTCAATCACACTGAGTATCGTCACAGTGTCGTCGGCTTACGATCCGTATTCTATACCACCTAATTTCCCGGAGGATTTTGACTTCCAACTAGAGATGACGATTTCTTACACAGGAGTATCGTCTACGTCTACGCTAGAGTATAGTCTGACTGCAAACTACCCGGTATAAAGGGATTAGCATGCTAGAAGCAGTAAAGAAAACAGAGAGCTATTTGGCAGTGTCTGCAAAGACTCTCGTTGTGTGCTCGCTGTCTAGTGCCTTACCTCCGAATAGAAGTATTCGAGTATATAGGACCGCTTGGGATATAAATACAGACACCCAAATAAGTGAGAATGTATACATTGGCACAGCAGAAGCAGTATCCCCTCTTTCGTATCAAAAACTCGACTCAGGTCTAGACCCTTACGATTATCCACCAGACGGTGTAGGACTAACTTACTCAGCAAAGATTGTAGACGTATACGGAAACGAAGTTACAGCTTCAAATGAGTTCTCAGTCATAGCTAACTTGGAGGGCTACTCGGTTGTTCCTCAACAGGAATTATGGATAGCAGAGGATGTAAACAATCCGATACCTCTTAAGCAATTCACCAAGTCTGGCAGTCTATCTGGACCACGAGCAGCATTAGCAGTGTTCCTAGTCGATACTGAAAGAACTGCCGAGGGGCATCTAGTAGATTGGTCTCCATTGTTTGGTTCCCTGGATTCCGATTGGTCAGCTAGTCTAACCAACTGTGGCCCACTAGAACCTTACCTAGACGAGGCCTACCCTACGAACCTATTCTCTATTGTTCCTGGGTCAGGAAGCGCTGAGGCCACCTTTGTTTACACGAAGTCCATCCTCTCTACTCCAGGGTTATCTACTCTAACCTTTACTCTACAAATAGACGCCGCGCAGTCCGGAGGGGATTTCGTTTCACCCATCACTTGGGCGTATACTCTAGAGTATTCCTAACCAATTTTATGTCCAAAGCCACTCTAATAGATATTCGAGTTCAGCAGGCGGATAACAACATCCGACGGAATACTGCGTCGTTTGCTATCAACTATCCAGCCGCAGACGAAACTGCATTTGCTGCTAGCTACACGATAGCCCCTACTGATAGTAAACTCGTTGAACCCGTGAGCGAAACCCCCGCAGTTATTCTGGTAAGAACTTCGGCGGCACTCTCCGCGCTGATCACGTTTAGTGATAACTCAACTAAGACCATCACCGTGAACAAAGCTCTATTGCTTGACGCAGGATACAAGTCAATAGAGTTTACGAACTCTGGTACGGAATCTGTAAACCTTTTTGTCCATCAAGGATAGTTCTATGCAAATGCAAGTCATCAATAGAAGCGACTATCAAGTAGCGGTGAAAATCGTGAACGAAGCTTCGAAGAAAACAGACTCAATGTTTATCCAGCCGAAAGCTGCGACTAAGCTGCCACATGGGTATGTTGTCCACCCGGAGTTTCTAGCTCTGAACAAAAAGTTCCTGAGTCAGCGCCCGTTAGCCCCTATCGTGCCGACTGTCGCTGCTGTCGAAACACCTGCTCCTGCACCTAGCGAGCCGGCTAAATTCACACAGAAAAAGTAAAGGTAAAACATGGCTTCTGCTAACAGACAAGCTGCTGATGTTCGAATCAACGAAGTCGACCTAACTTCTTCGATTGTATCCAACTCTAACGCCTATATGGGCTTCGTCGGTATTTCCAGCCAAGGACCTACTGACTGGACCTTCTACTCCAGCCCCGACAACTTTACGTTTGACTGGGGATATCCGAAAGCCTCGGTTTCTTTTGACCACTACGCAGCCGCAGACTACTTCAAAGAAGGTAACGGTCTCTGGGCTCGTCGCGTCGTAGGTTCAGGTGCGCTGTACTCTGGGGCTATCGTCAAGAACTCCTCCGCCGGTGTTACCTCTATCGGTGGTATCTCTGCTGGCGTTGTCGATCCTACGGATCCACAGTGGGACGACTACATCGGCGTTGGTGACGTTGCCCTTTACCTTGTGACTTCCAAGCGTGGTCAAGGTTCCTACGGTGATAACATCGCCGTGTCCATCGAGTCTGCTGACCTGAACCAGGTTACTGGTGTGGCTGCAACCACAGAAGTGGATACTGGATCTCTGGCTACTGGCTCTTACAAGTACCGTGTAGCTGCTATCGGTGAAAACGGCGAAGCTCTGGCTTCTTCGGAAGTCACGATTGCTGTTCCGGGTGGTGAGACCGCTAGTTCCAACACTATCACTTGGACGGCTGTTCCGGGTGCTCTAGGGTACTATATCTACGGCCGCGTCACTGGTTCTATAGGTCGCATCGCTTCTGTAGGTGGTGCTACTACTTCGTATACGGACTTGGGGGTAATTACCCCGGACGGCGCGTTTGATCCTATCACTGATCCTGGTGATCTGCCGACGCCCTCTCCAATCTTTACCCTAAACGTGTATGACACCGCACAGTCTTCTACTAAGCCTGTAGAAAGCTTCTTGTGCTCCGTCACAGAACAAGTGGATGAGATCGGGGCTCAAATGGAAATCACGCAACGCGTGAATCCATTCTCAAAGTACATTCGGGTTGAATCCAACGTGTTCTCATTGCTGTCAACACCTAGTGTGAAGTCAGTGGTGACTCCGGTGAACCTGGATGGTGGTGCCTCTGGCTCCGCTCCGCTTACTTCCGACCTGAATTCAGCAGTAGCTGAGATCCTTAACAAGGAACTCTACACGGTTGACGTTATTACTTCCAACGGTCGCTCTGACGTTTCTTTCATGCGCAAGTTGGAAGAAGTCGCCCGTACACGTGGAGATGCGGTTGCGTTTCTGGATGTGCCCTCTAACGCACAGACCGCTCAGGCAGCTATCGACTTCCGCAACCTGACACTGAACCTGAATTCCAGCTACGCTGCGCTGTTCGCTTCAGACTTGCTAGAGATGGACCCGGTCAACGGCAAGATGTTATATGTCCCACCCTCGGGGGCTATGGCTGGCTTGTACGCTCGCACTTCTAGAGTGGCTCAGCCATGGTTCTCTATCGCTGGTCTGAATCGCGGCCTTACAGACGCAATCGATGTTCGCACGTCGTTCAACGATACGGACTCCACCCGTCTGTTCCAAGCGCAAGTTAACTACATGCGCAAGTTCGTGGGCAAGGGTATTCCGCTGTGGGAACAGAGCACGCTGTATAACCGCAACTCTGCCCTTCAGTTCCTGAACGTTCGCTTCCTTTGCAACCTGCTGAAGCGTTCGATGTACGACTTCTTGCTGTATGGCCTGCAGGAGCCGGGTGACGATATCCTGCGTCGTCAACTTAAGCTGGGCTTGGAAGAGTTCCTAAAGCTAGTGAAGTCTCTGCGCGGCATTAGCAGCTATAGAGTTGTCATTGATAGCACGAACAATCCGTCTTCGCTGGTTAACTCCGGTATCCTGGCAATCGCCGTGGTGATCGTACCTATCCTGGCTGTTCGCGAAATCCGCCTTACTCTGGTTCTAAGCAAGGAAGGCTTAGAAGTCACCGAGTCAGACATTGCCAGTTTCTGAAATTACTAAGGACTTTAAATCATGGCAAGAAGTGGTCTTCAAGAAACTGTTGGCATTCTGGACGTTCTACAAACATGGAACTGGGACGTTCTATTTGCCCGTGTACCTGGGTCCGCGGATGCTCGCGGCCTAACTACTAAATGCATTTCAACCGTGCTGCCAGGCTCACAACTAGAACAAGTTAAGCTGGAGGCTCATGGCATCCAGCTTAACTATGCTGGTCGTCGAGTCTGGACGCAGACATGGGATTGCACCTTTGTGGAGTCCCGGGATGCTAACTCCCGTGGACTGTTAATAGGGTGGCAAGAGGCAGCTCGTTCCTGGGTTAATAACTCAGGTTCCTATAAGAGCCAGTATGCTGTTCCGGTGCAGCTTACGATGTACGACGACATCCCACTACAAGCCCGGCTGATTCAGTTGGAAAACGCCTTCCCTATCAACGTTGGGGATGCCACGTTAGACCAATCCAGTGGTATCGTTCAGTACTCTGTCACCTTCTCGTACGATTACACTACAGAAATCTAATCATGATCACTAGCGTCAGGACTAACGCTGCTCAGCGTATTCAGGCTCAAGCCGGTTTTTCAGATATACGTGCGGACTCGGATATTTCAGTCGGAACAGAGGTGACGTTCAAATTTGGTGAAAGCAATTTCACTGGAAAAACGACTTCAAAAAGGGTTCAGGAACCAGCCATAAAGGAATTGCCCGATGGTTCTTGGGAATATCACGCGACTAAGAAAATGTGGGGATACCATATAAAGGTTGGGTCTCGTATGTTTTTTATTGATGAAAAGCGAGTAAAGAGAGCATAACCAATGGGAATAGGCAACTTCGCGGATAACTTCGTAAGAGGTTACGTGAACCCTGCCGCTAACATCGACAAGTTTGTCAAGAACACTTCAGCCTCGCTAGTCAACACGGCTAGAAACGCTATCTTCTCCGCCACTGGATTGGGGGATCCTACTCAGCGTAGCTCCCCCGATCTTCCTTCTGTAGTAGAAGGTGGAACGCTAGCTAAACTAGCAGGTCGAAGTGATCCCATACTTTCAGTTGATTGGTTAGCCTTCGTAGTAGATCCAGAGGGGTCTAACGCTTCAACAATTGATCCCTACTACATTGACGCAGTGCAGACTGCTTCCTTGCGCATACAGCCAAGGACCGTGTACAGATCTGGTATCGAAAAGAATTACGCAGGTCCGCTTTCTGTTGACAACCTTACTATATCGCTCTATACGGATCGAACAGGTAAGGCTGTAAAATTTGCGTCCTCTTGGTTCAATGCTACCTATAATTCTCGTAACGGGGATTTTAGATTGCCTAAAGAATACAAGAAGAACGTGCAAGTAGTGTTCTTTGATCCAGCAAAGATAGCACTATACACCTTCACGTTTATCGGATGCTTCCCCTCCTCACTGCCTTCTTACACTCTAGATGGCAATGGATCCAATCCTATCGTAACGCAACTAGACTTGTCAGTAGATGATATTGCCATAGACGTTGCTGATGCGGATTTCTTTGGTCAGAATCAGCGTACCGTGTTTAATCCGGCCGCACCTAACTCGCTAGACCCTAATAGCATCGCTGGACGTATCAAGTCTATTGCTAGCACCTATGTGACATCTCAGGCTGAAACTATTCGACAGCAGTCAGTAGCCAAAGTTATGGGATCACTTCGTAAGTTCTTTTAACACCCTGTGAGGTTGAATCATGTCAGACGACACCCCTAGCGAGGAAGTTTCTCGCGTCACCTACCCGCTTCCTTCGCGAAACAAAGCGGCGTCCACTACTTCGCCCCCTAAGAAATCTATTCCAACGATTACTCTGGCAGACGAAGACTTTGAAGAATCCCCGGATCCTATTCAAAAGAAGGCAGTCACACAAGCCGAGACTGATCCTAACTATATCAGCGTTGATCTACCTTCGAAGTTCTATTTCTATGGTGGGTTGAAGACGCTTTCTGTTTCCCCTGTGAAGGGTTCCCATCAAGCAAAGTTTCACAGAGCAGCCAAGCTGGAGTCCACAAAGCTAGCAGTAGAGGCGGTTACTTCTTTGCTAGGGGATAACGTACCTGCGGAGTATCTCACCACGCCAGACTTCTTCTGGCTGCTGTACTACCTGCGAGTCAACTTTTATCCAGAGAACAGTCTTACATACAGAGCTATTTGTATGAATCCTACGCACTTGTCGCAAGTGCAAGCGGGTGAGAAGACTCAGGAATCGTTGGTGACAGTTGCTATCGTTAAGAAGTCTGAGCTCAAGGAGTCTCTGCTTAGTAAAGAGTCCATCTCGATTATGGAGTCAGTAGACCAGTCAGCTTTCAATGCCTTAGGCTACAAGCTGACTGCCCCTAGGATGAAAGACTCTATTGAACTGGAAGAGCTGGTCGACCTGCCTGATTTCCAAGAGATCGAATTCCTGGCTGACTACGCCGGGTGTCTTGCTAGACTGGATGGAGAGTGGGTGCCTCTGACGAAACGTATAGAAACGGTGCGTGAGCTCACTACTTTTCAGATTAAAGACTTGGAAACGTATTTGACCGCAGCTACTAACTACGGTGTGGAAGAAACTGTTTCAACGCGATGCAAGGAGTGTGGCGCTGTAGTCGAGACGGAAGTCTCTATTACAGCGCACGATTTTCTTTAAAGATGTTACGATGGACTATATAATGAAAGCTACGAAACTTATAGTTGAGGAGTTTCGTATTTATGTAGATCCTATGTCAACGCCATTAAGGAACTTCCTGTATCTGGCGGAAGTCGCAGAAGCAGCTAGAGTAAGAGAGTATAACAAGCGGAGCAAGTAGCATGGCCTTGTTTGGAAAACGTGATAGCCGGAAAGCTTTTCAACGCCTGATGGGGGATATCCTGGCAGAAGCCGCAAAGGAAGGTATTAGCGATAAGACCTTCGAAACGCTGCGGAAGCGGATGGATCGTATCGAAGTAGGCATCAAAATCGCCCCAGATGCGAAGTCGGCTAGTCACCTTTCCAAACTAGCCAAGGAGCTGAAGAAGGTATTTGACGCTTACCAGAAAATGGTGGAGCGTCATAGCGAGCGTAGTGATCACGCAAAGACCGCGCAAAAAGCTGTTCTTGAGCGGATCAAGTCTGTCGAAAAAGAAATCACTAAGATCGGCCTATCATTTCAACCTGGTGAAAAAGCTGTTCGACGTGTCGAGGTAGGCGCTACAAAGAGAGCCGCGTTAGAAAACCGTAAGGAATTCTTGGCGCAGATCTCTGGGCAGTTTAAGCTGGTATCCAAGGTAGCTTCTGAACGCAATGACAAAAACCTAGACGAGCTCCGAGCAGACTTGCTCAAGGGACTCACTGCGCTGCATAACGACAACTACACGGTGTATCACGATGTGATGTCCAAGCTAAAGGACGTCAAGCACAACTATCGTGTAAGCGACCGCATGAAGTCGGCTATGGAATCTGCTGGGGAGCAGTCCATTGCGCGTATGCGTACTATGGAAAAGATAGCCTCAGGTATGTTCAGTGGTGCAGAGCGTCTTCTCAGCACTGTCAACCTAGGGGGTATTCTTCGGGGTGCTCGCTCTATATATCGTGGGTATAAAGCCTTCTCGCGTGGTGCTGAGCGCGTACAAAACCGCCTAGTAAACTCTATAAAGATCAGTCGGCCAGAGCGTAGGATTGTCGATGAAAAGGACAATCTTATGGAGCCCGAAGTTCAGCCCCAGGAAGTCCGAACTGAAACCAAAGAACATTCGTCACACGCAAAGTTATCAAAGCTTCTGCGTCGGTTAGTACGCAAAGTAGATCGAGTACTCGCGGTTCTAAGCCGTATGAACAGATCTAGGCCTCAACCAGAAAGCCGCTCAGATAACCAGCCGCTAGAAGTCAGAGTAGACCCACAGTTCGAGGAAGCTGATCGGGCGTTAGAACGTCGTCTTTCCCGCAGGCTTACTGGCGCTATCTTTAGAATAGCAAGCCAGAACGATAAGATGCTTCGGCTACTGAAGTCGGCTGTATCTAGACAGAAACCGTCTATATCTTCGAATAAGACTGAGTCTGAACTGTCGCAAGCGGCTATGGACGAGAACGCAGAGTCTAGTGACAGACGTAGGCAACTACAGGTTCTCAGTCAGATAGCTCGTGAACTGACCAAGAAAGGCAAAGGATCTGGCAAGGGGCTGCTGGGTGGTATTGGCGGTCTACTGAAGCAGTTCATGTCCGGAGGCCTAATGCGCTTCCTGATGCCTCTGGTGACTAGCGCTCTATCCCTAGCCTGGAAGGGTATCAAAACCGCTGGCCGAGTTCTCGTAGGCGCAGCAGGAACTGCGCTTAAGTACGGATGGAAAGTCGCGCAAAAGGCTCCGGCTGCTCTAGCTAAGATCCTGCCAATGATCCGCACTCTGATGCCTATCCTTGGGCCTGTTGGCGCGGTCTTGGGTGCAGGCGCTCTTGGATTCGCTGCTGGTAACGCCTTCTACGAAAAATTTGCTACTCAAATTCAAGACGGTCTGGAATGGCTTGTTGATATGTTTAGCAAAGGCAAGAGCATGATTGGTGACGCAGTAAAAGCTGCTGGTAACAATCCTGTCTATAATGCAGTAAGTACTCCGCTGATGGATGCTATCGCGGCAGCTACAGGGGCAGATGACAAAGCAAACGCGATGTTAAACTCCCCAGTTAACCGCGTGGCGACAGATCCATTATTGAATAGCGTAGAGCCACCTACGCCAGCTTCTGCGAGTGTATCTGCTGCTGCGCCACCAATGCAGATGTCACCTGCGGCTATGACTTCTACCGTAAGTAGAACACCTACTCAGATCGATCCACGAGCAGCTAATCCAGTCGAGGTTAAAACTGAAACGGATGAGCCGGTTTCTAAATCACCAGCTCAAGCGCCTATGACGCCAGTGAATGCTGCAGGAAAAGTCAGCCTGTCTACTCTGCCCGCCTTCTCTTACGCGTCAGAGGGTCTAATGTATGCAAACCTATCGGGGCTAGTCAACGCCGCTTAACATGGACGACTTAACAGTATCGCGTAGGCGACGTAGGAGTTTCTTTCTACTCCCTCAGACGCTGTTCAAACGCCTAGAGAGTTATAACGATAGCGAAGACAGTGGGGTATCCTCAAATCTGCTGGTGACGGCTATAGCGGGGGCAGCCGCAGTAGCTACTGTCTTCGCTTCAGTTAAAGTCTACAAAGACTACAGGGAAAACTCTAAACCTGAGGGCTTACCTGAAGATCAGTCAACTGAGGAAGATACATTAGAAGCCTATGAAAAGGACAAGAGTCTAGACGAAGCTCGCCCCATTCTAGACCCTACTCTACAAGATGGTAGATTTCCTATTGATCCAGAGGAACAAAAAGAAACGCCTGGTCTTGATGAACTGAACGCTAATAAATCAAGCCCCACTCCAAAAGAGAGTAAGCCGTCAACAGCGGGTGAATCTCCAAAAGAGGGTTTACGTAGAAAAGAGTTACAAGACAACCGTCAGCTTGTAACAGATCCGCAGGCAAAAGAAAAGTTTCGTAAGGCAGAAGGGGCTGAGCCGTCTGCGGTTAAACAAAAAACTACTCCTCAAGATAGATACAAGTTTCAGGATCAGAATGTACCTCAGCCGGTAGTAGGTAAAGTTGCCGCGCAGTTAGGACCGCTCTCGGCTGAGCTGGTATCAAAGTCTAAGAGTGGGATGCGTCACAAATATAAGTTCACGGGCTTTAGTGGCGCTGACACTATGTCAAAGTACGGCTCGTACACTGAGGACGAGGCAAAAACCATCGTCGAGCTAAAATCCAAGAAAGTTTTCACTGGGGCACTTCGAGGGGGTCTTCCACCTAATGTTCAGGCTAAAATCGAAGTTTACGCTAAGAAGCATGGGGTCAGTCAAGAGTACATGGAGCGAGTAGCTCTTATGGAAAGCGGTGGAAATCAAAACGCTATTTCGTTCACAGGCGCTATTGGTATCTATCAGTTCGTAGGTAAGACCGCTTCTAACATGGGGGTGAAAGATCGTTTTGACTTAGATCAAAACATCGAAGGCGGTGCGCTGCTTGCTAAAGAGAACGTTCGTTATCTACCAGCCGCCTATCAGAACGATCCAGTTGCCCTCTACTTAGTTCACCAGCTTGGACCCTCTGCCGCTAGAGAAGTCCTTCTAAATGCAGGTAGACCCGGAGCAAAGATATCAGACCTTACACCTGGGACAGTAGACGCTCTTAGCAAGAACTTCGGCGGGAAGTCCACCTACGTCGCAGAGTACATGGCAGTCACTAGAAACAAGCTGGCGTTTAGTAACGATACAGAACGTACGAATTATGCCAGTGCAAAGCCCTCAAAGCCTAAGACCTCAGCTGCTCCTAACACAGTAGCTTCAACTCAACACACTCCGTCTAGCAAGCCACAAGAGTTTGCTAAAATAGGAAACACTGTGGTGGCACTATGAAATTAACGACTGAAGACTGGCTATATAGAGATCCGGTAGACAAGGATAAAAACTCTAACTACAAGTGCAGTATCGTGTGTAGCTCACTCGGTATAAATCTTGTAGCTAGTCTACCGCCTGAGTTCAATATCGACTCGAATGCTGTCTACGAAGAGTCGATGGCTCAAGCCCTAAACAATACTCCAGCAGGTGGGGCAGTAGGACCCTTTGCTAGAATCGCTGGTCTACAGCTTGTATCCCAAGCTATGACTGCTCAAGTATGGCAAGGTTCTACGGAGTTCTCATTCAACTTGCCTTTGACGTTCCAGGCTGAAAAGGACGAGATCGAAGAAGTAGCTAATTCGTTGGCACAGTTGATGAGCCTTACCTTGCCTGACGAGCTCACACCTAATGGGTTGCTAACTGCCCCTGGACCCTCCTTAGATATCTTTAAGTTGACAAAGGCTTTCGGTGAGGGGCTGAAATCTACAGCAGGATACGTTGGGACTTTCGCGAAGAACATGGGGCTAGGCTCTGCTTATCAGGTAATCGAGGGCGGGGGCCTTAGCTTAGACAAGCTATCTAAGCTAGCTGATGAGAGTCGACAACTAGCGTCTAGCAATTATCGCACGAGTGAAAACACCAGTGCAAATCCTAGACCTAACAATACACCGCCGGCTTCACCTCTCTTATCGGCAGTTAGAAATCCAGTGCAGTTGATGATCGGTAATCACATGTTCTTTGAGTGTGTGGTTCTAACCAGTGTCAACCAAACTCACTATGTTCAGCCATTAGCTTCCGGGGTTATGGGTCGAGTGGAGGCTACCATCGGATTTAAGACGTTCTTCCTACCAACTAAGAAAGACATAAATCGGATGCTGCCTCAGGCTACATGGGTCCCTGGTCAAGGTAACTCCGCGAAGACAACAAAGCGTGTGCCAGAGACTGCTAAGACAGTAGCTCCGGGTGTAAGAAAAGGTATGTGATTATGGCAAGATTCGATGCAGTAAGGTACATGCCGTTGACCTCCGACGGTGGGGACCTAGATGTTTTTGGCTATAGGCTTAAGAATGTTCGGTTTAACGTTCCTGTTGAAAAAGAAATCATACTCAAAGCGTCGGATGCTTACAATCTCCCAGGCATTGCTTATACATACCTTGGTGACGCTTCTATGTGGCATATTCTCCTGGACTATAACGGTCTCGACGATTCCGTAAACGATATTGTCCCAGGGTTGAAACTGCGCATCCCACAGAGAGCGGCTTTGATAGCGTATATGGAGTCCAACGAAGATGTGCAAGTTACACTGAGGTTGTAGTCATGTCTTTTGAAATCCAAGGCAGAATAAATCTAAAGCTGTTGATAAACGGTTGGGAGTTCCCATTCGATCGCACTAACTCATTGGGGTTCCTGCATATGTCTTCAGGCGTACAGATCAGTGTGCCTATGATCCATCTTGTTCTACAAGATAACAGCGAAGTCTTAACTTCCGTGAATAGACTGACAGACGGCGCACTGATTCAGGTGATCCTACAAGTTGGGGAACAGCCGGAAAGCCGCGTTTACAACTTCCGCACAAACTCTATCAAAAGAACACCAAACGAGGGCGGAAATAGCTACGAGATAGATGGCTATTTCAACAACATTCGCTACTGGCAAGAGTCAGCTACGGAGCCAATAACCGCGACTAGTAGCGGGGCCTTGAAACAAATAACCGATATCTGCGGATTGGAATTTGATGGAGATGCCACGACAGATAGTCAGACTTGGTGGCCCCGAAATAGACGGTATCACGAATGGGTACATACTATTAAGGAGCATGGATTTCTGTCGGAGCTAAGCTGCATGCGTTCAGCCTTGAACTTGAATGGCAAACTAGTCTACAAGGATTTGTCAAAGGCTTTGAAGCCGGTCGCAAAGTTTTCGTACATAGATCCAAAGCCGGGTTTCTTTCTAGTCACAGACGCCCTACCCGTCGTGGCCTCAGGGGCGCCTAACCACTTCGTAGGGTATGCTGACCGTATCATTGAGCAGAACCTTTCTTCAGATACTTTCAATAAAGTCACGAAAGAGATCCAGGTTAAAAAGAAGCCCAGTGAAGGCAGCCTCTCCATGAGTGCTACAGTTAAGAGCCTGATCAAGCAAGCAAATGTTTCCTTTGGTCCTCTCGATCCAGGTAATGCCCATGCGGATTACTTGAAAGCTGCTTATCAGAACAAGCGAATTAGTAGCTTGTTCTCTACTGGTCTAGATGTTTTAACTCCGCAACCTACTGATCTTAATGTACTGGATCCAGTGTATGTAACGATGGAAAGGGCGGACGGATATCTAAAGATGCACTCGGGAGACTATCACGTAGTAAGTCGAACTATCTATGTCCAGGGTAGCAACTACTACGAGAGACTAAACCTTCGAAGAAAAACCACCAATGCCCAAATGGCAGATGCGTTAGCTTAATATGACAATGGTCGGTATACATAGTATGGCGCAGGAGAAATACGATGGGTATCTCTCTGGGATTGTTGTAGTAAACAACGACCCCAATAAACAGCAACGCATTAAGGTCATGATCCCTAATGTGTTTGAAGGCGACCCTGCAAACTTCCCTTGGGTAGCTCCTCTTGTCTACAGCTCGTTTGTAGTGGATGTCCCTGATATCGGCCAGCGAGTAGCAGTGTATCTTCAGGGTGGGGACATCCTATATGGTCTAACCGAAGGCTATCCACATGACGCAAACAAGGAAGTTCCAGCAGAGCTTCTAGAGAACTACCCACATAGACGTGGTCGTTGGGACCCCTTTGGAAATTTGTTCTACACTGATAGCTCCACAGGGCACACAGTATACAAACATAAAGATAACGCGTTTACTTCTGACATAGACGCTGACGGTAACGTGACAATTCACGCTGAAGGTAACGTAGCAGTCACAATCGTTGGTAACGTAACTGTCGTGGTACAGGGAAACGCACAAGTTACAGTAGACGGATCTACCACCGTACACTCGCAAGGGAATATGAGTGTGTCGTCGGATGGAACCATAGATGTGCAAGCAGCAATCATCAATCTGAACTGATATGGCCGAACTAACTCTATCCAATATATTTCCTGACCACGAAGATCTACGCATTCAGCTAGAAGCTTACCTGAACACCAAGGACTCGTGGCGCGGCAGTACACAATCTCAAACCGGGCGAGCTTTGCTAAACATGATTGCTGCTGTTGGAGCGTCTTCACAGGCAAAGATCCGGCGTAAATTTCAGGACAGCTTCACTGAGACTGTAGTATCCGATCGAGCGTCCTTTGCGCTTACTTTCATGCAAGGGGTTCGACTTACTCGCAAACTCCCAGCGGGCGCTACTGTCAATCTGACTTCGGCGGGATTTGCAACTACGATCCCCGCGTATACACAATTCACTGGAGGCGGAGGCACTTTCTTTAATCGGGAAGCTATCTTCTTAGAGGCCGACACACCTGCCTCTGTAACATTGTATGAAGGTACTATTCGCAGGTACTCCATGCCGGGTATTGGCGAGGCTTTTGCGATGTTCACGTCGGAGGAAACAGGCTTTCAGGTCTCTGACCTCGACGTAGTAATTCTACGCGATAACGCACCCTTGGAAAGATCTACGGGCGGCCTGTGGAATTTACGCGACCGTCTTGGGTTTGTTGATTCCACTCATCCTGAAGGTAAACTGCTGGTGCAATTCGGTGACGCAGTGTACGGGGGAATCGCAGACCCCAATCAGACGCTACTGATCACCTACGTTATTACTCTGGGTGCGGACGCGAATAGCCTAGACACACTCGGTAAGAACGTCGCCGCGGACGACTACACTCAAATTTCAGGGGTGTTTACTTCCAATCCAACAGGTGGCGCTAACGAGCGTTCTGCACTTCTGTACAAGAATTTTGCCGCCCCTACTTTTGGAATGTTCAACTCGGCTATAACAAAGTCGCAGTACGCAACACTCGCGTTCTCCTACCCAGGAGTAGTAGATGTATGGACGTTTGCACAAAGGGAAGTGAATCCCAGTGCTCTAGAGTGGATGAACCTCATCGAGATTAATCTGCTTACTGAAAGCCCTTGGACACCGGCTATGAAGAACGAGTTCATCCAGTATATGGAAGAAAACTCGGCCTACTCACCAAAGTTTATAGTCAAGAACCCGGTTGCAGTTCCTGTAGTGCTGGACTTAGACATCTACTGTTTCAAGTGGGCTAGTGCTACGCAAGCAAAGGTTAACGCGGAGAATGCGTTGCAGGCCCTGCTTTCACCTAGACCAGGGTATCTGAACTACGATCTGTACCTGTCTGATATCGTTGATAGTGTGTTAGCGGCTGATGAGGGTATCGAATACATTCATATCCGCAATCCAACTAGTGATGTAATCATCAGTGGGCAACCTGTTCCAGAACCAACTCTTACAGTAGAGTTTGATGCGGGGGGTACTATTCAAACTGGTATCTTCTACTACGCTATAGCTGCGAATCTATCTGACGGTATCATCACTACCCGCAGATACGCAACAGTAGACATCGACACTCTGTACGAAAGTCAGCCGGATTTTGGCCCAGGCCCTGCCCCTGATCCCGATGCGGTTATTACAGTCACCTGGGAGCCTGTTGTCAATGCGACTAGCTATGATGTGTATCGTAGAGGGCCAGCCGACAATACACTAAAGTTGGTAGCGAATAACGTAGTCGGCACTACATGGGACGATGATGGTACAGTAGTAGGTGGAGCAGTCCCACCAGCACAGAACACAGTGTCCGTCAAATATCTAACCCTAGACACGCTGACAATCACTGAAAAGTATTCGTCGCGGGGGGATAGGACAAACAATGCCCTCTCGTAAAGATCTTTTACCCTCCTACGTAAGTCAGCAAGCGTGGCTAGACTTGTGCGACGCTATCGACTACGTTTTTGCAGATACAGTTGACGAGCCTACTAATACGCTGGGTAAACTGCGTGAGATGTTCCTTCTTAATGCGGCAACAGCGGAGAAGGAACAGAATCACGAACTAATTTCAAGCGCTGATCTAGATAGTTTTGACAAAGACATACTGATAAAGCAACTGGGTATGCTAGGGCTATCTCTAAGAAATAGAGACGCCTTTACAGTTGTCGAATTGCAGCGCATGGTGCGTTACCTCCCTGAGTATTGGTATTCTAAAGGGAAAGGTCAGCTAGCCGACTTCGTGTCTTTAGTTCTTGGCACCCGTGTAACGATGACTCGGCTATGGACAGAAGACTATGTTGATTTCTACGACGAGGGAGACCCTGCTATTGGGACTCCAATCTATGAAGGTGGTACGTGGTATCCAACTACACATACTCGCGTAGAATACAACCTAGAAGCTATGAATCCAAATATAGACGTTCTAGTGTTTGCTAGCTTCTTTGAAGCCATCGCCAACTATGTTCTAGTGTTCTATTACATCGTACAAGCAGTTGATCTAGACTCTCAGCTAGACATTGGGATTGCCCCTATATTCTTTGACTGCGATACCGTAGCCAATTTTAGTCTAGGCGCAGAAGACCTGACGCCAGCGCGTGGTCAAGGTGGTGGATTCACTACCATCGTACGCATTCCAACGGATCATAACACATGAGCAACCTAGTCATCACTAATGCGGGTTTAGCAGCGGCTTCTGTTGCCACCCCTACCGGCCCCTACATTCACATCACTCAGTTCAAGCTGGGTAATGATTTTGCCACTCCAGCACAAGCTACAGACACCGACATCATTGGTGATACGGTTTATACTGGAACAGCCGTATCTTATAACTACTATGCTACGGATACTGTCCAGGTAAATCTAGAGGTTCCTGCGGAAGCGGGGCCTTTTGATTATGGTGAAATCGGGTTGTTTATGGAAGACAACACGATGTTCGGAAGGTTCTCATTTGGAACTACTAGAACCAAGTTGCCTTCTACGCTGAGCGGTTACGCAAACATCCTACGCATCAAGGTTCTTATCAAGCTGGAACAGGGCGCAGCAGTATTTCAAATCGACAACGTAGGTGAACAGGATGTCCTGGAAATGGATACCCTGATGACTCTGCAGCCCCCTGGTGACCACCCTGAAGTCCCGCTGGCTATCGTTCATGAACCGAACGACTATCAAGAATCTGTATTTCTAGCCAAGCACGATGCTACGCTATGGAACCCTGTCAACTATGTACGAATCGGTGCCCCTGAGATAGAGGCCTCAACAGATACTACTATCACAGCAGCTTTCTTCGAAAGCCTTTCGATGGCGGGTAGTGGTGAACTAGGTAAGTTCATAATTCAAGTGGAAGGTGGGTTTGTCCGCTCTGTGGAGAGCATCAGCGGTGATACAATCACACTCGCGCAACCTCTAGACACAGCACCGCTCGTCGGTCAACTAGTTATCATCTACGAGCTGAGCACGGTACAGCGCAATGGTGACGGATTTGCCGGTTATCCTGCGGTCACTAACATCGCAGATTTTACTGTGACGAACGCCTCCCCAGTCAACGAGAACGGTGATACACTGTATCAATTCTCTACCAATACTGGCGGATACAACACTAGACCTAGTAACTGCTACATGACATTTCAAATGCAGACAGCAGGGTATTTCGAGGGGTCTGGTTCAGGTGAGACGGGTCATATAGTTATTGGAACTAGATACGAAGCAGTGACCGATTTGCCTAGAGCGGAAGCCGTCTTATTCTCGCGGGGCGTACCAGCTCCCGTAGATGATGCAACGCGGATTGCACCTTCTGTGCAGATGGAAGAAGTATCCCCTGGTACTTCACCGGTGGATCGTAGGTTTATGTTTCCCGGAACTGATAGTCCATACAAAACCACGGGTGTCGCATCTACAGCCGCAAATGCAGCCTTTGGTATAAACGATGGAGTTCTATATAAAGTAGAAGTCTGGACCCGGGAGTTCCGCGAAGGAGTCTACACTTCCAGGTTCAAACTCTACGAACAGGCTTCCAATGGCTACGATTGGAATCTCCTTCGGGATACTGGTGACGTTGTAGTCAACCAGGATGCAGTGCTTGATTTCTCAGCTTCTGACGTATTCTTTGCTGAGGTCGCCGATCCTGGTGGTACGTGGTCTATTCAGTATTCTAACATCAAGGTGATTTGGACGCCTAACGCAGATACAGTTGGTCCTGACTTAACGAACGTTCTCCAAAGAACAGGTGGTACGTTTTCAGGGGTGTATCAGGCGAAAGAAAACACTATCGTAGATTACTCCACCCCTTGGAATAGAATCAAACTAAACAACGATCTTGAGGGTGATAACGAAGGTGACCCAATCGATCTGCGACGCTGGACTGCCTTCATCAATGGTAATCCGGAAGTAGGTACGAGTCTGCTAGTTACAGGTACGTCCAAAAATCTGGAAGATAATGGTACTGGAGGTAGTAATAAAAAGGGTGCCAACTTAACTGTAATAAACCAGCACGTAGACGTACTCGCGAACGGTGTTGCTCCGTACCTTTCAGTTAGCTATGGCGTCCGTGACTTTGCTATACATCCAAGCCTAGACGTTAACTCTCATGGGAACGTTGTAGTTTTCCCCGCGTTTGGTCATGCGAATGCAAGCTGGGTGGTTACTATCGTTCACTCAGGAGGTACGGCTGCGCATGAGTTCAATGAGAAGGGGTTAAGACTTAGAGCTCATGAGTCTTCCACTCTGGTGACCCCTAACGGGCGAACTCTGGGTGACCCCTCCTTACGTATGCGGGGTGTTGAGAATACCGGCGGGCCTAACGCTTCAGCGTTTGCTGAATTTGAAGTAGACCCGCCTTTCAACATGGAGAATTTCTGTGCAGTTGGTGCTATCGGTGCTTTCTTAGGTGGTGCCCCATCCGGAGGGCAGATTGAAAACATCGTACGCCCTCTTTACTGTCTCGTGTCCAACGTTATACGAGAGCTACGTGAAGTCAAGCTTTTAGCAACAGCAGAATCAGGTAACAACTAATGAAAGACTTACTACTAGCACTGTACTCCCTGATTATTTTATACAACTCAGGGAAACCAGTAAAAGAGGCCTACCCTCTTCTTAGATCACCAGGCTTGAAACCGTTCTTTGCAAAGATACCTGCGCTGAAGCCTACGATCGATAATGCCATACGCGGGGATTTGGACTACTCCGAGCTTGGGGATGATCTTAGGACCTTCCTGCTGGAATACGCGAAGAGCGCTGACTCCAAAGCCAGCGTAAAGGCAGTGTTGCAAGCAGTGACACGGTGGATGCGTACATCTTCACCTGTAGCCATGGCTAATATCGAACGATATTCGGCCTCTACATTTTTCCCATCTTGGATGGGAACGTATTTCGTAAAAGAGGTCGATGACCAAGCCCCTGTCAAGGTTAAGCTGAGACAAGTCATGAAAAAGATGACCGGTACGCCGGCGTTAGCTTTTGACGATGTGGAAGAAGCCAAGGCTGCTAAAGAAGCTAGTCCGGAGTTATACACAGAGTACCTGCGTCTAAGGAAGCAGTTCAACACTATCTGGAAACTGGCGCTTGCTAACTTTGTTAGGTCTTCTGGTGGTAAGACCGTATCTTTCGAGAAGTTCATCGCGTTCTTAAAGAAGAAGGGTATCGAACACACGCTGCCTTCTGGCTTTACAGGCAATATGGATGCGGTAGGTAATTTCTATACCTCAGATGAAGAAGTCATTAACGGTGTACCCCAAGCCGCGATCTTTCCGACGGTACGGATGAATCCTTCTTACGAAAAGGGTTCACAGGAATACGTGTTCCAGGCAATCCGTAAAGACGGTTCTGGTGGTAACTACTTCTATACCAAGCAAGCCAACCGTGAAAAGAACGTGGAGAAGTTTGAAGCCGTTAAGGACTTCATCCCTATAGTAGACAAAGTACGTGCTAAGTGGATACAAGAACTAAAGCGATATGACCCGACGTCACCTGATTCAGTAAGTGCATTAGTGCTGGAGCTACTCTTCCAGTTTAATGCCCGCATTGGTTCAGGTACGAAGCCGGGGCTCCGCCCCATTCTTCGTAAGAACTATACTGCTATCCAGAATGGATTCCGCCTCAAGTATCTGGGTAAGGATCAGGTGCTTACCAAGCACGAAATGAAGGGCACTGATCCGGTAAGCAAGATGATCGTTAAGCTAGTTGGTATGTTGGCAGAGGGTAAGCGACCAACAGACCCCCTCTTCACCTACGAAAGCAGTACGGGGGGAAAGATCATTCCGTATGGGGCCGTCCTCAAGTACTTCAGGAAGCTTGGCGCAAATGTGCCAGTTCATAAGCTACGTACTTACCATGGAACGAAGATTTTCCGCGCTCAGTTGGAAAACATCTTTAAGAAAAAGAAAACTATGGAGTCGGCTAAGGAAGCCCTAGCTTATCTAAAGCAAGCGGCAACTGAAGTAGGCAAGGCGCTCAACCATGTGCGCAGGTCGAGTGAGGGTGAGCAGACAGTCACCCCCATGACTGCACTAGGCTCGTACATAGACCCTACCGCACAGATCGAATTCTTCGAGCATTATGGCTTGCCGTTGCCGTTGTTTTTAGAGAGAAGGGTTCCAGGTAAGGAATCAGGCATTGAATCTAACTCGGTAACAGAGCCACGCGCTCCTAACACCACACCGTTGAACTCAGGTGACACCTGGGCCCCTGTGATGGAGGAAATCCAAATCGAGTCAGCAGAAGATGAACCGGTGGATGAGTCTCTAGAACCCGACGCAGAAACTACTGAAGACCCCGGCATGGATCCCTCTATGGAGCCTTCGGCAGAAGAGGGTATGGATGGTGAAACACCAGATGACGGTAGCCTGCCAGACGAAGGTGCCGGTGACATGGAAGCTATGGAGCCCGAACCAACTTCTGAAGACGATTTGCTCGAACGAGCTGAAAAGCAAAACGAAGCTGAAGACCAGCTAGTTGAACTTCGCGATGAAAAGATGAAGAAGGACTTAGCGGACAAGCTAGGGGAGCAAGCTACAGAGATAGCACGTGAAGTTCTAGACGGCGGAGATGCGCCTAGCTCTCAAGCGGATCGTATTTCTAAGAATACAAACGTTTTAAGGGGTGAGCGGTAGCACTGTAAATAGGGGGCTGAGGCTTTAGGGCTTCAGCCCTTATTACTTTGTAGCTATGAAAAACAAACAAGACGATGGCAAAATCAGTGCGGTCCTTCTTGCTATTCGACGCATGGAGCGTATCTCAGGTATCAACGCGCTCACCTTTTCGGAACTTACGGCTAAGTCCGGAGTCAAGACCCTACTCACGGCATACAACCAAGGCTCTATTACAGAGGCCGTTATCAACGAGCCAATCCCTGGTCTTAAGGGTGCGTGGGAATTCAACTACTCACAGCTCTCCACTTTGGTTCAAGGAAGATCCAACTTAGAGTTTACCTTTAACGAAGGGCGACTCACTATCGCAACCAAGCGATATCAAGTCAACGTTCTAGGCGTGGAAGTCGCTAATGTTCAACGTGCCAACCCACCTGAAAACCCTCAACACTCGTTCGAGATAAACCAGGATCTATGGGATTTGCTAAAGAAGTCCACAGATAAGGTCCAGTTGCCAAAGAGTTTGGCTAGCTTGCCCGACTTAGATGTGCACTTTTCTTTCAATAAAGACCGCATTCTGGTAGCGTCCTACGATGGCTATCAAACAGCTTATCTGAAATCCAAGAATAAGCTGGGATCTACTCTAGAGCTATCTCTTCCTCTACCGCAAGCTGTATCCCTGTTCAAAGAATATATAGGCAACGCTCTACTTAAGACAACGCCTGAGTATCTATTCCTACAAATCGGTAACGTGCGCAGCCTCACCCCTATGGTGGCACTGTCCGATGAGAACCTAGCATTTTCCAACGTAGGACCTAAGCTACTAGCTATGGATGAACTCAAGTTGGAAAAGACCGTTAGTGTTTCAAAAGAAAGTCTAGCGGCGTTCTTAAACAATGCTAAGGCATTCTTGAAGTCGTCCTCAGTTGTCAACTGCCAGGTAAAAGACGACAGCCTCACAATGACCCTATCCGCGGATGGTAATAGCGTGGAGGCGAAGCTAAAGGCCAAAGCGAAGGGGAAATTTAACTTTCTTGTTGACGCCAGTTATTTGTCCAGCATTGTGTCCAAGGCCGAAGACACAATATCCTTTAGCCTGGACGATACAATCATTAGGTTCAAGAGCGGAACATTCACCTATGTTGCCACTCTATCTGTACCATCAGATACACAATGAACTTCTCCTTTGCACATACACCACCAGTAGATCTGTTCGTACATACAACTATACAGAACAGGGAGTACCATTTTCTCAACAAGAAATTGCACGGGAAACCTACGCAGCTATTTGTGAAAGATTTTGAGCCGGTCAAAAACCTTACCTCAAATTTCTATATCGGAGCCGTGTCAGTCAATAGCTACTACGAAGATATTTCCGACATCGTAGGATACTTATTCTTTTCCTCGCTACCTGTTTTGAATGTCTCTACTGCTGTACTGGCTTACTCCGGGTCATGGCGCAGTCATTCAGACGAGATAAAGCTCACCCCGGAAGACACGAACTTAAAGTTCCGTAGCGAAGACTTCTATCTATACCATGTATCCGGTGGTAAAGCCAGCCTGGTCACGGTGTCTGATCTTAGCGATAAGCTGCACGACTTCCTTACCATGATTTAACATGTCGTTAAAGAAAAAAGTAAAGCAAGATACCGAGTATCTGAAGTACAAAGACATACTTACCACGGTGTCGGCTACTGACTGTGATAAGATCAAAAAAGAAGCGGCCTACTTGCACAAGATTCGTAAGTCGCGTATGCTATATGAATCTAGAGTTTCGCCTGGAAAGTTGCAGGATGCCATTTTGTTAGATCTCTCTAACCGTGCTAGGTTAGTGGAACTAACTCAGCAGCGTGCTAACCAGCAAGAACTTCTGGCAACGGCGATTAATCTGTGCAAGAAACATCTACGGGCTTCGTACTCAGATGACATCGCTGCGTACGGAAAAACAAAAGAAGAACGTATGTTGGTCGTTGACCGAGTGTTCTCAGCGGGCAATAGAAAACTAGGTGAAATAGACGCCGCTATTGCCAGCCTAAACGCTTTTATACAGGATATAGATCGCGCTTCGTTTATGTTGACAAACGTAAAGGAGACGCTAAAGATGTTCCTAGACAAACGTGAAAGTGTGGTTTCATGACATTGAAAATCACAAAGAAAGAAGCCCTACTAATACCTGTAGCAGACTTAGAAGGCTCAGATATTCGACGGGCTCACAAGCGGTTTACCTATTTCTTCTACGAAGAAAAAGCCTGTAATAAATGTGAGAATTTAGATCAACGCCACAACGACGTATGCGATTCATGCTCCGCGTTTAAGGGTGCCCGTCAGACTTCAAAAGTCATTGAAGTAAAGGGACAAGACTTCCTATCACTACCAGCAGGCGCGACCAAGAAGGTTAAGAAGTGGCTTGTATCAATAGGGAAAGAAGACTACAAGGTAGTCAATAAGACTCCAGGTGAAGTACCACTAACGCGAGCCATCAAGCTAACGCGAAAGCTACACGACTATCAGAAGGACGCTGTCAAGCAAGTCATACGCAAGTCACGGGGCATTTTGGAAAGTCCTCCTCGTACTGGTAAGACTGTGATGGGGGCCGCTATTGTTTGCAAGCTCGGACTTAAGACTTTGATACTAGCCTCACAGCGCGAATGGCTAATTGGTTTCAAAGACACGTTCATTGGTTCTAAAGACGAAGAGCCTTTTACCAACGCTAAGAAAAGACAGATAGGTTTTTGCAAAACTGTCCAAGACTTTGAAAAGACCGACATCTGTCTATCTACCTTTGCTCAGTTCATGAGTGAAAAGGGCAAAAAGAAGCTAGCCAAAATCAAGAATCTGTTTGGTCTAGTGCTCATCGATGAGGTCCACTTAACACCCGCTCTGCAAACATCGCGGGTAGTCGCCGGTCTTAACCCAACCTATATGTACGGCCTAAGCGGCACTGTAGAACGTAAGGTGACGATGGAAATCAATATCGCGCACGATTTGATTGGACCTACCCTACACACCTGCAAGGTAGAACGTCTTATACCTAGACTGACTGTCTTGAATACTCACGTTAAAATCAAGGACCCTCCCGGCGGAAGTCAGGCGGGGTTTACCTATTTTCAAGGTCGACTACAGAAGAACAGCACTCGTAGAGACAAGATCATTACTGAGGCTATACGATATGCTGAGGCTGGGCACATGGTCTTACTACCACTGTCGCAAGTCGATCCGATACTCGATTGGACTCGCGAGATCAACAGCCGGATGGGCAAAGGATATGCACTCCCCTTCTATGGCGGGTTAAGCAAAGAGCAACGAATAAACTTTCTCAGCAAATTTAGAAAGTACCAAGCTAAGATCTGCGTAGGTAATATATCGTTGATATCAACCGGAACAAACATCCCAAGAGCGTCGTGCATCTTTGAAATCTTGGCTATGAATAACGGTCCTAAGTGTGGACAACGCTTGTCACGAATCTTGACTCCGTATGCGGACAAGCCTGAACCTGTGGTCGTGTTAGTTATCGATGATTCAAAGCTAATGCGTACTATTCGCCGTGCGGAATTCTGGGGAGCTATCAAACCTAGATTTAGCCCCAAGATTTCTTCCCAGGACATGGGGGCGTTGATGGCTTACTTCAAAGGTGATGTAAACCGTCGGGAGCTCGATTTCCAAGAGGGTTTCTAATGAGACCAATGATAAAGCTTGAGTCTAAAGACTTCTTCTATACACACGGAGTTTCTGTACCGGGTAATCTCTGGGCAGAACGTCCCTTCAAATTCAACCCTAGTGATTTCGTTGTGGGTGGTGATCGTCTTCAAGAAAAGATGTTTCTTGCCGATGTTCAGGCCACGTCGCTTGAACGATTTGTTGAAGACCCCGAGGCAGCTATCATCTACGGAGTGGCTTCTGCCCCTAATGATTCCAATGCAAAGGTGTTTGCAGCGTATTTAGTGCAGACTTATCTGCAGCATAAGGGCCACGCTAGGGTGAAGTGGGAACAGTTGTATGGTGACTTTTCTAACAAGTCTCTTAGCTACGACTATGATTTATTGGTCATTACTGGTCTCACCCCTAACAGCACTAACGTCAAGCTAGAGAAGGCAAGGGACTTGCTAGAGCATCACTGCGATATACCTCGAATTGTTGTGATAGCGGGGGAAGATCCTATTACGTATTTCTCGACTCGGTTGTATAAGACAGTAAACAATATTTACTATCACAGCAGTAAGTTGGTGAAGAGCAAGATTGAGGTCGTATGACTAGTGCAGGCCGTTCCAGTGCCAAGAAACTTTTTTATCAACAACAGCTAGCCAGAACTCAAACCCATGTTGCTTGGACAGTTTTGAAGCGACTTCAAATTTTCTCTTGTTTAAGGCAAAAGTCTTCGCATGGACTAGCGTATAGGTACTTTTCACTTCTATCAAAAGCTTTCGACCGTCTTTAAGAAAAGCAACTATATCCGGATGGTACGTTCTAGATTTGGCTTCTTTCTTGTATCTGTACCTGATCTTTGGAATATCCGAGGTAGAAAAGCTAGCTACTTTTGAGGACCTATCTAAAATCTTCAAAATTCTATCCTCGTAACCTTGATAAGAATGAGATTTACCTGTTGAGTCCACAAATGTCTTAATTGAAAACCCGGCTCCTACGTGATAGGTAGCCTTACAAGACTTACTACAGAACTGCCTGTATCTAAAGCCTTTTATGCCTAGACTAACGGGTGAGTCACATTCTAGACACCTAGATTCTAGAGGTATGTTAAAAGACTGAAAAAGTCTTTTCATGTCAAGACCTCGATAGGCAGCGCATTTAACATCTAAAAACACTAGTGGATAATTCTTTTTAGATATCTAGAAAAACTCATACGGGAACAATCTGGGGAGTCCCCATTTACCATAGAGAGTATCTTGCGTCTGAGATTTGGAAAGTTGTGCGATCGATCTTTCACTTCGCCGCGAGAGTTCAAAATGTGAAATTTTGAGTGTTGTCTAGATTTCATGCTCCGTTCAATACGGTTTTTAGACTTGTTTCCACAGGAATCACTACAGTGATCATAGTAAATAGCCCTATTAAGACCGGTAGGGTTTCCACACACCTTACAGGAACCTTCTGGAATAGAAAGTTTGTCGTATAGAAGTTTGACATTAAGACCAATCTTGTTGTCTGATCTCACTAGGTCCCAAATAGGATGTCGGTTCTTTAAGAGTCTTAGTATGGATGTCTTTGTAAGAGTTTTATTTTTCATTCCCGAAAGAATGAATTTTCTGAGATATTTTAGATCTAGTGGTTTTGAATTAGCCATTGTGAATAGTCTCGTATACTATGGGGGTATACGTATGTACCTAGACAAGATACGAGCTTGTCAGGACTGGCCGGTCTTTTCAGTACAGACGTACAGTATAAAATTGGTGGAGAAATAAAATCGCAAAGCTATTTAACGCAGTAACTGAAGCGCGAGCGCTGAGGTCCATCTGTTCTAAAAACATCAAGGTTAGTGGTGCGTTACTATCTAGTCTGGACGCTTCGTATTTTCATCTGGAAGAAAGCCAAGAGGCGTTCAAAAAGATCCACGACTATTTCACAAAGAAAGGTGAACCTCCCGCGTTCAAACTTCTATGTGAGGATGTAAAGCTCACGGAAGAAACTCGTGACTTTTTGAAGGACGCAGAAGCCCCTGTTAAGAAGATGACACAAGCTATCCAGCTTGTGGAGGTTCTTAATCGTTATCGCCAGACCCGCCTTTACTACAGGCTGTCTAAAGGTATTCACAAACACCTAGAGAATCCCTCCATCGATGTAGAAGAGCTGAGTGATATGGTAGCCAAAGCGATGGCTATGATCCAGCTCAAAAGGGCCTCCGAAGCTACGGTATTACACATTGGTAAAGACTCCAACGTGATGGATACCGTAAAGGACATCATCTACAGCCCAAACACCGATAACGTAATCCCTACGGGTTTCGATTCATACGACGCCGTTAATGGTGGATTTCTACGCGGCTCACTTGTGCTGATAGGCTTGAACAGTGGGGGCGGTAAGTCTATCCTTGCTAACCAGATAAGTACCAATCAGGCAAAGCGTGGTTACAAGACTGTTCTAGTGCCATTAGAAATGACCGACATCGAGATGGTGTCGCGTACTATTTCCAACGCTTCAGGGCTTAACAGCCTAGACATCTTTCTTAAGCGTCTAGCCACAGGCGAAAAAGATGTAGCATTCAAGCGCTTCAAGAAGCTTGATCGCAAGATTCGAGAGAGCGGGGGCAGATACACCATCTTTAAGCCAAAAGAAGACCTGACTATTCAGGAGCTCTTGGCTTCCCTTTCGTCCTATAAAGCTGACGTTATCTACATCGACTATCTTGGCCTGTTGAAAGACGCGGATGGTGATGATCAGTGGAGAAAGATGGGGCAGATTGCTCGCTTTGCAAAGCAGTGGGCTGACGCTCATAACAAAGTAGTTGTCATGCTGGTTCAAGTTAACGAAGAAGGCAAACTGCGTTACAGTCAGATGGTTAAAGAACATGCTTCTCTAGCGTGGTTCGCTGTAGCAAACAAGGAATCTAAAGAACAAGGTCTGTTGCACTTCGAGCAACCAAAGAGCCGTAACCAGAGTGACATGCCGTTCACTCTCAAGATTCTATATACGAAGATGAAGGTAAAAGACCTTAGCGAAGAAGAGCGCAAGCATCTTCAAGCTAAGAAGGAAACGGGCAAGAAGGCTAAGGGCGGCTTCAAACCTGATTTAACTGAGTAGACATGAAAACAACTCCACCGAGGTATCGGTCTATGAAGTTCCGATACCCAGCACCTGAAGACGATAAGAAGCCACATATCTCAGTGGCGTCCCCCGCTCCAACTGCGTCTATACCAACTAACCTAGGGATAATTGCCCAAGTGAGTAGGTTAAAGCGGGAGTTCCCTGAGCGAGTGGCCCCCAATATAGACAAGTCTCGAGAGTTCTTCCTAACTGAAATTGCTCCGTTAGTGTTGGGTATCAGCAATGGACTTCAAGACGCAAAAGAGATTTTAGAAAGAGCTTTCGAGGAGCCGGCTGATACTCAGCACTTGTTCGCGTCTATCGAAGATAGTATGCAGAAAGCTATTCTGGCTAAGATCATCAGCTTTGTGCAGGACTACTCATCACTAAAAGATAGTGAAAAGGCTATGCACACCTTGCTGCATATGCTCAAGGAGAATACAGGAAATGTCGACACCCAGAGCCTCTTGCTTAAAATGCTCTCTATTTCTAACCTGCCGCGATCAAAACAAAGGCCCGAAGTACAGGTGCGAGAACTTCAAACAACTAAGAGAAATCGCAAGCATAACTGAGCTGGGTGAACTTGAATTTATACCAAGAGGGTCCTCTAACCCGGATTTGCCTATAGTTCAGCTAGAACAAAAGCGGATCGAAACTCTTACGCCAAAAGACTTGGAAATCGAGCTACAAGAAGACGTAAGCGATAACTTCGTATGGCAAGCGATGATGAACTCCTTTGATCCATTGACAAATACTGTCAAGGATCTTAGCGTTGATGATCGCGATCTAAAGCGAGCTAAAAATTATTTCGACTTCTGCAAAAACATTGCAGGCAAAACCATCAAGCTGCCTTTTGCTAGGCAGCTCTGGATCAGCTATGTTCTTTTTGGTGAGTACTGCCCACACTGCACAGACAAACATTACTACACGGATGTAACGAATATTCCTGTAGACATGGACCCTAACGATCTTGTCAAGAAGGTAGTTCTTCTCGAAGACGGGGTTTGTCCTAAGTGTTCTAGGACTAAGTCTGGCATGATACTTGACGATAGTCTGGTGGGCTATAACCAGCTTGTATTGGTAGCAGGCCAGCGAGGCGGTAAGTCATCGTTCTCTTCTACTAAGAGTGCTTACCACGCACATGCTCTATTGAAGTCCCCACGACTAGCAGCAATTTGCCAAGGTATTCAAGAGTTCACACCGTTAACCTCTACGTTTGTGGCTCTGACTGTTGCTCGGGCGAACAAACTACTTTGGTCACCCTTCTATCAGATCATTGATAACTCTGACTGGTTCAAAGAGTACTTCCGTTTGCTTGACGATGTAGGGCGTAGATACGACAAGGAGCTCTACAAAAAGAATGACACGTTCTTCAGGTTCTTCCATCGAAACCTGGACTACTATTTCATGGGGCCTAACATGCGCACCTTGCGGGGTGACACGCGGGTTTTAGCTGTAACTGACGAGTTGGGTATGTTCCCATTCGATATCAAGCGTACCTTTGTGGATAACGAAGGTGAGGAACAAGAACTTGATGACGAAGATAACGAGAGAGAACGGGCAAACGCGGATGAAGTGCACCAGTCCTTAGACAACTCACTGTCCACAGTACGAACCGAAATGTATGACCTCTACAAGAGAGGTATCAATACTATTCCTACTGGCCTCAACATCGCTATTTCTAGCCCTAAGTCTTGGCAGGATAAAATCTGTAGGCTTCTTGGTGAAAGTGCAAATCCTGATGCATTGTCATTAGGTCTTCGGCTGCCGACTTGGGAAATCAACCCACTATACACGAGAAGTCACCCCATCATTCGGCAGGCTTATGCTAGAAACGCCACGAAAGCCGAGCGTGACTTTGGAGCTAATCCACCAAGGGTGGACAGTGCAGTGTTTAACCGTAGCCAGGTACAGCACTGTTTCGTTGGAAGACAGTACCACAAGCTAAAGGTTGATCTGGAGAATCCGGAGTACACAGTAGCTAAACTGACGGATATCATAGAGAAGGCTGAGTGGTCACCTCACGCGATGGCAGTAGATGCAGGATTGGTGAACAACTCTTTCGCGCTAGCTCTTGGTCGTAGAAAGGATCTAGCCGTAGAAGTATGCACGGTTTTAGAACTGATGCCTTCTTCAAAACGTCCCATTCATTTTCCAAGCGTTTATCGAGACATCCTGCTACCGCTAGCAAAGAACTGCAACGTGTGTGCTTTCGGAGCAGACCGTTGGAATTCTATTGGCATGCTTCAACAAATAAAAGAAGACACCAATGATAGGTGCATGCCTCTAAGCGTAACGCTTAACTCCAAGCAATTTGACTACTTCAAAGATCTAGTCCAGAGTGGAAGTTTGATTCTGCCTTCTACCGAACTAAAGTTTGATAACATCGAAGAAGTTAAGAACTACAAAACAGAGCTCGTGGGTTATCCGGTGGACCACCTATATCTTCAGATGATGACAACGGTTGACGAAAACGGTAGTCTTCAAAAGGGTTCAGGTTTCACTGACGACATCTTGCGCTCAGTCATCGTATTAACTGCTATGCTCTTTATGCCAAAGGTGAGAGAGCATATGGAAAAGCAAGGGACTAAGAGTCGTGATATAACCAGTAATAAGGCCCGAGTTTTTGTTTCCGGTCGTTCTAGATTCCCGCTGCGATGAACAATTTTATGCAGAGTTTAACACCACGGATTGAGCACCATGAAGTTCTTAGACAAGAAAAGCATTGAAGCGGCGTTCAAAAGACATCTAGCTCCTGAGGCCCCAACCCCTGTAATAGCAAAAGCTTCCGGGGAAACAAAAATAACCGCACGACTAGACTACTCAAAAGTAGGGGTCTGTCCGTATTGCGGCACCCCTATGGGTAAAGTACGTGTAAACGATCAGATGCAATACCTGTGCGAAAAGGACAGGTTTGTTTCTCCGTTAGAGAATATGTATCTGGAGAGCTAATGCTAAAATCTAGAATCACTGTTCAAGGAAACAAGATGGTCTCCTTGAAAGGCTCCCCAATGACCAGCCGCTCGGCAAATATACGCGCGGCAAAGAAAGACTCCGCAGCCAACATTCTGGGTAGTAGTTATACTACCCCGATGGCAGGATCGAATACATCAGTAATGACCTTCGGAGGTCCGGCATTCAATACCACTTTCCTTGGTATCATCCCGGAGTACAATGAGGCGTTACTGACTACATACTATCGTGACTGCTACTATTTTGATAACGTAGCAGGTGCGATGGTAGACATCATTTCTAACATGCCGTTCTCTGACGTCACGTTAGCAGGGGTCGAAAACAAAAACATTGCGCCCTTCCGTGAGAGCTTGACCCGATTGAATTTCCGCACGCTGATGCAGGAAATTTCGATGACTCACTTGGTAGACGGCGCGTTCATTGGGTCCCTAGTCTATGACTTCGACCACAAGGTTTTCCAGGACGTACTAATCCACGATTTTGTTAACTCGTCGATTACTCCTCAGCCGTTTTACTCGCTGGATCCAGTAATCAGTGTTAACTCAGCTAACGCGCTCAACCAGTTTTTGAATTCGGGTTCACCGTTCTTAACCGAAGCTCTTCAAAACTATCCGAAGCAACTACTGGAAACGTTTTCACGTGGCTCCGCTGTTCTAGACCCGTTAGCTACGCTGTATATCCCTAGAAAGGGTATGCGAGATAGAACATCAGTGTCCTATCTAAAGCGGCTGCTACCTGTGTATATGCTGGAGAAGACTCTGTACAGAGGAACTCTGACAGAGGCGATGAAACGTCAGCGTTCTACTTCACATATTCAGATTGGTGACGAAAATTGGGAACCTACAGACGCCGAGATGTATTCAATCCTCTCGGATTTCCAACGCTCGGAAGATGATCCATTAGGTGCGTGGATTGCAACTAGACGTGGCGTAGACGTCAACGAAGTTCGTCCAGGTGGGGACTTCTGGAAGTGGACTGACACCTTTGAACAGCTTACTCCGTTTAAGCTGAGAGCCTTGGGTACGTCTGAGGCGTTCCTTTCAGGTGATGCGAGTTTTGCCACCGCCGAAGCTGCGGTGTCTTCTTTCTTAGATAATCTGGAAGCCTACCGTTCATTCCTTACCTACAAGACGTTTACGACTAAGATCCTACCAATGGTGGCAGTGTTTAACGGGTTGTATAAGGATCCTACAAAGGCCAGAAGAATTGAGTCAGTCGCTGATCTAGCATATAACTTGAGCAATTCTGACAACCTTATCCTACCTGAACTCCGGTGGCATAAATCACTAGAAGGTCGGGATAAGGATAGCGAGTTTGATATGCTCGAAAAGTTGTCAGAGAAGGGGTACGAAATCCCGATGAAGATGTGGGCAGCCGCTGCTGGTGTTAACATCACCACCATGCTGTCTGACTTGGAAGAAGATGCGGAGATTCGTAAGAAGATCAAGACGGTAATGGATAAGAGCGGGCTCACCACCTTAAAGGAGCAAGAGGATGAAGAAGCTGCTCCAGAGGAAGAAGGTGGCTCACCTCCAGAGGACATGCGGTTCAGCGCTATCGATCCAAGAGGTATGGGTGCCCGCCCAGCTTCGGTTAGCGCTACTCATCGCAAAATGCCATTGCTAGCTCGGGAGTTCAACAACTCTTCTTTAGCCAAGTTGTCTAAAAGCGGCAACAAGGTACATGCGATGGTGGACTCCGCACGATCGACTTCTCGTGAAAATGATTTGCTCTACAAAGTCACTCAATCCTTAAAGGACCCTGAGCGGCGTGCCCAAGTAAGAAAGTCTGTAAGGGAAAAGCTAGGGGCGTCTTACGACATAGGCTTAGTCAGGAAATAACATGACTACAGTTAAATTCGGCGTAGTTTGGGACAAGGCAACTCCTAGAGTACTAGCTGCAATCCTGCGGGATGTAATGGCGTATTCCAGGCTGTTGCCTCCAGGTGTTAATCTTACACTTGTAACTGACAATCCTATGATGTTTGTAGGCTCTAATAGAGTACCACGAACAGAAGACGGACTGTACGACTTGGGTGGTATTCTTGTTGGTATCGAACGGCGAACAGACGGCATAGAGTGTGCGGCTTGGAAGTTATACTACGAAGTCAAGCGACCACCTATACCGAGCGGTGCAAAGCAAGTCTACTACTCTAGAGTAGGGGACAACGGTACAAAGCGTATCGAGCTCAGTAAGGACGACCCTAGATATCCGTCACTGCATAACCCGCAAGACGAACGCATCGTTCCTCCCGGTAAGAGCCCAAACATCAACAAGATACCTCCGCGGTATTATTCCAATTTCCCGAACACTCCTTATAGGTTAATGTAAATGGAAAGTAAGTTAAACTTGGGGTTCCATGATTGGAACAAGATAACTGCGGCAAAAGATGTCACTTCGGATATCCTACAGGTTGAGGCCCCTACTGGATGGGAGCTTCAACTCCCATTCGCGGCCAAAGAACTGATGATTAGCCCTAATCCGGCTGACTATCTTATCTACCCGGTTCCTATCATGTATAGCGACCTTCCTAACCGAAATGGATTTGCTTTCCCGTTGGAAGAGCTAATTCGCTGGAACGTAGAGCTAGGTAGACCGGCCTACAAAGGGTGGGCAGGTATGCCTATGTATGAGGAGCACCGATCGGAAGATCATAAGAAGGCTCTTGGTATGGTGATCGACACTAGCCTCACTAAGATCGTTGGCTACGGGATGGATAAGTATTGGAAGGTCGTAGCTCTTGCAGCAATAGACAAGACCAAGAACAAAGCTCTGGCAGAGAGAATGCAAGCGGGTGAACTAGCCACGTATTCGATGGGTGCTCTAGTCGAATACACTTCTTGTTCGTTCTGTGGTGCAAAATCTGGTGAGTGTACTCATGTGCCAGAGTCTAATGAAGAAGTGTGCTTCTATGTTAAGGACGGGCGTCTTGTTTATAAGAACGTTCATTACGTGAAGCCCTATGAGCTTTCTGTCGTGGTAGATCCGGCCTTTGGAACTGCTCAACATACGGTACGCTTAGACTTGGAGAAGGGCACTGTCCCTGCATTCTGATGATACAACCAAACATCTACAAAGCTATCTACAAGGCCGCAAAGGAAGCTCTGCGGTTGAATTACCTGAACAGCACCCCCTATAAGATTCAGTTCTTAGGCCTAGCCTGTGCAGGTAGGGAGCAGTCGAAACGTACTATCACGAACAGTGATGTACGCGCATTAAAAGAGGCTATTCTAAAGGCAGACTTCGGTAAGGACAGCCAAGGCAATGTAATCACAGTCGAAGACCTAGAGGTTAAACTCTCGAAGGTCTATATGCCGCTGAATCATACCGGATTCGTACTATCAGCGTTTATATATCTAAACGAAGAGGAATCAGTCATTGGATATCAACTTAGCTATGATTTGCACACCCGTATCGTAGCGTTAGTTCCCTTGGAGAAATGATGCTTAGCGAATTAAGCGTTGAGGTTATTCAGCAGTGCACGAATAGTCAAGTAGATTTCGCCGAACGCTATCAACCCTACTTCAATGAGTTTTGCCCGGAGTTCGGGATTTACGATCACTACCTTATAGGTGCAGCCTTCTTCGCTACGGTTTCGATCGAAACACGAGGGTTAGAAGTGATAGAAGAAGATCTGTACTACAAGGACCCTGTCCGAGTAGCAAACGTCTTTCGTAGAGCGTTTGACCTCGATAAGAATAAACGGATCGATGAAGAAGAGCTAGAAAACGCTAGAAATTACGTGCGTAAGCCCGCAGAACTGAGTCGGTTGCTGTATGCAGGTAAGCATGGACGCGGGCTCACTCAACTCACCTGGGAAGAGAACTACGAAAAGTACAGTGAATACTGCGGTGTAGATTGCGTTTCTAACCCTGATCTACTGCTTCAGCCTCTAGATGCGGTTCGGTCTGCTTGCTGGTTTTGGAAAACCAATAAATGTAGTGAAGCAGTTATGTCAGGCGGTTCTGACGACACCTATCGAGCGCTCATGACTAGAGTAACACGTATCGTAAATGGGCCAGCTCTGATGCACCTTGAAGAACGAATCCAGAGGTTTTCTAGGGCAGTGGACTGCCTTCTATCTGTGAGGAACCTGCGTGATAGCCACTAGTGAACATGCATCACTGCTAAACTCTATAGCAGTAGCTAAACCAGCGTATACTCAGTCGCTTAACAGGATGCTAAGGCATATAGCAAAGTATCCTAAAGCCTTTGGGCTATTGCACGCGGAAATTTTCCCACTGAACATCGATGTCAAGAATATGACTAGACAGCAGATCTTCAGTGGATTCAATACCGTATGGGAGCTCCCGGATGAAGGGTCTTGGGAAGAAGTCTATAGCGCGTTGCATCTGGCCTTTGGTAAGAGATTTAGCTACGACCCTGAGACTGGGGGCATGAGTGTTGGTACTGAGATGTTGTCTGTTATACGAAAATCAGACTACGTTCAGACTAGAGCCTATAGGATACATCTAGAATGTGAAGTTGAGCAAGACGTATAAAAAAGAAAAGCCTGCTACGAAGTCAAAACTCGTAGCAGGCTTTCGTCGTTTTTAGAACTGCAATTTTATTGCATCTTAGCAGGAATTCTATGCTCTACGACCTACACTCTAACCCCTCCACTCTCAGGCATCATGATAAGTTGGAAACTCACCATCCAGAATACATCTGGAATAAATACCAGAATAGGCGCAAACATCTAACCCGCTTTGAGCATTTATGGGCAAATTATCCAAATTTCGCGTATCTATACGCAATTAATATAACTATGAAGCGATTTCCAGCGGGGGAAGATGCGATTTCTAAGAACGCCGTTTATTCACTTAGGTATGCGGATTTAGTGCTGGGTGGGCCTTTTCCTAAGGGCGAAGAGGCTATAGCTAAAAATAAAGAGACTGCGTTTGAGTACGCTAAAGAAGTCTTGAGAGGGCCATTTCCGGCGGGTGAAAAAGCTATCGCACAGGATCCTGAGTATGCGTGTGAGTATGCAGAGTATATACTGAAAGCCCCCTTCCCCGCTGCAGAGAAAGCAATTTCTAAATCCGCCAGATACTCATACGGGTATGCCCTGCATGTGCTTAGGAAGCCTTTTCCTATCGGTGAAAAGGCCATCGCTAAAGCGCCATTTCAATCTTACCTATACGCAGTACATATCTTGAAGAAACCTTTTCCTCTTGGCGAAAAGGCTATTTTCCAGGACGAGCGTTACAAGGCAGATTACATTAAAAAGTTTCCAGAACGTGATCCAGACAAAACAAAGTGATAGCTAAAAGAAAAGCCCCCGTAGATGTTGAGTCTACGGGGGCTTTTCTTTTATACGCCCGTCTTACCTTTACGTTCTGGAAACCGTGTTAG